TGCAGATTTTGGTCTGTACGGAACCCGGGGGTTTCGCGGTTTCCCCGAAATGGGGTTTGAACTGCGGTTTTCGCCAGCACTTGTTGATTCCCGAAATGGGAGGAAGTCATGCCACCTGTACCTAAAGATCCTTCTGTGCGTGCTCGTCGCAATAAGTCTTCGACTCGGGCTACGTTGTCGGCGGATCATGATGTGGTGGCGCCAGATCTGCCGGATGGTGTTGCGTGGCATCCGTTGACGGTGCGTTGGTGGAATGACATTTGGGCGTCGCCGATGGCCCCGGAGTACACAGACTCGGATATCAACGGGTTGTTCCGTGTGGCGATGCTCTATAACGATTTTTGGACTGCCGATAACGCGAAGGCGCGGGCGGAGGCTCAGGTTCGGTTGGAGAAGGCCGACACTGATTACGGGACGAATCCGCTGGCCCGTCGCCGACTGGAATGGCAGATTGAGGCCACCGAGGATTCGAAGGCAAAGGGGTCGAAGCGGCGGAAGTCGGAGGCTGCGCCGGTGTGCCCACCGGAGCCTGGTGACGATCCGCGGCTGAAGCTTGTGACATAGCGGCTTTGAGCGCTTGATGGCTGTACTTCAGGTACCGGCTGTGGATTTAACGTTTCCTACGTTAGGTCCCCAGGTGTGCGACTTCATTGAAGATCGGATGGTGTTCGGCCCTGGCTCACTGTCGGGGCAGGCCGCACGTCTCGATGATGAGAAGCGCGCGCTGGTGTATCGCCTATATGAGCTGTATCCGCGGGGGCACCGGTTGGCCGGCCGTCGGCGGTTCGAGCGGGCTGGCGTCGAACTCAGGAAGGGCGTCGCCAAGACCGAGTTCGCGGCGTGGATTTGCGGTGTGGAGTTGCACCCGGAGGCGCCGGTTCGGTGTGACGGGTTCGATTCTGCCGGCAATCCGGTGGGGCGTCCGGTTCGTTCTCCTGTGATTCCGATGATGGCGGTCACCGAGGAACAGGTGTCGGAGCTGGCGTTCGGTGTGCTGAAGTACATCCTGGAGAACGGCCCCGATGCTGATCTGTTTGATATCAGCAAGGAGCGGATCGTCCGGTTGTCACCTTCGGGTGGTGAGGATGGGTTCGCTGTTGCTGTGTCGAATGCTCCGGGGTCTCGTGATGGCGCGCGGACGACGTTTCAGCATTTCGATGAGCCGCACCGGTTGTTTATGCCGAGGCATCGTGACGCGCACGAGACGATGTTGCAGAACATGCCGAAGCGGCCGATGGAGGACCCGTGGACGTTGTACACGTCGACGGCTGGGCAGCCGGGGCAGGGCAGCATCGAAGAGGATGTGCTTGCCGAGGCGGAGTCTATCGCCAGGGGCGAGCGGCAGGACCCGTCGCTGTTCTTCTTCCGCCGTTGGGCTGGCGATGAGCACGATGATTTGTCGACGGTGGAGAAGCGTGTCGCTGCTGTCGCGGATGCTACCGGTCCTATTGGGGAGTGGGGTCCGGGTCAGTTTGAGCGGATCGCGAAGGACTACGACCGTACCGGTATTGATCGTGCGTACTGGGAACGTGTCTATCTGAATCGGTGGCGTAAGTCGGGCTCGCAGGCGTTCGATATGACACGCCTGGTGCAGTGTGATGAGACGGTCCCAGATGGAGCGTTCGTCACCGCTGGGTTTGACGGGTCACGGTGGAGAGATGCGACGGCTGTCGTGGTCACTGAGATTGCGACGGGCCGGCAGATGTTGTTGGGCTGTTGGGAGCGTCCCGAGAACGTCGAAGAGTGGGAAGTCCCTGAGCATGAGGTGACTGCGCTCGTTGTGGACATGATGTCTCGGTTTGAGGTGTGGCGCATGTACTGCGACCCGTGGGGCTGGGATTCGACGATCGCCGCGTGGGCGGGCCGTTTCCCGGATCGGGTTGTGGAGTGGGCTGTTGGCGGCGGCGGCAGTTTGAGGCGTGTGGCTGCTGCGACGCAGGGTTATGCCGATGCGTTGGCGACTGGTGACGCGGCGCTGGCTGCCAATGTGTGGCGGCCGAAGTTTGTTGAGCATATGGGTCATGCGGGGCGGCGTGAACTGAAGCTGGTGGACGATACGGGCCAGCCGTTGTGGGTGATGCAGAAGCAGGATGGCCGTTTGGCCGACAAGTTTGATGCTGCGATGGCAGGGATGTTGTCGTGGGAGGCGTGTGTTGATGCGCGTCGTGATGGTGCACGTCCGCGCCCGAAAGTGTTTGCGCCTAGACGGATCTACTAGTCGCCATAGAGACAGAGAGGGGGTCAGCTGTTGACTGCTTCAACGCCAGCGGAATGGCTCCCGGTGCTGACGAAGCGTATCGACGACGGAATGTCGCGGGTGCGTTTGTTGGCGCGTTACTCCAATGGGGATGCTCCGCTGCCCGAGTTGACGAGGAACACGTCTGCGGCGTGGCGTTCGTTTCAGCGTGAGGCGCGCACCAACTGGGGTCTGATGGTGCGTGATTCGGTTGCTGACCGGATCATCCCGAATGGCATCACGGTTGGTGGTTCCGCCGATAGTGATTTGGCGTTGCGGGCGCGCCGCATTTGGCGGGATAACCGCATGGACTCTGTGTGTAAGCAGTGGGTCAAGTATGGGCTGGACTTCGGCGAGTCGTATTTGACGTGCTGGCGTCGTGATGACGGTACGGCGACGATCACAGCTGACTCTCCTGAAACGATGGTTGTCAGCGTTGACCCGCTGCAGCCGTGGCGGATCAGGTCCGCTATGCGGTGGTGGCGGGACCTCGATGCCGAGTCGGATTTTGCGATTGTGTGGTCGGGTGACGGGTGGCAGAAGTTCGCCCGTCCGTGCTTTGTGCAGTCATCGTCCCGGCGCAGGCTGGTGACGCGAATCTCAGACTCGTGGGTTCCGGTTGGCGATGCTGTAGTGACCGGTTCGCCGCCGCCGGTGGTGGTGTACCAGAACCCTGATGGCATGGGCGAGGTGGAGCCTCACATTGACATCATCAACCGTATCAACCGGGCTGAGCTCCAGTTGTTGTCCACGATGGCGATTCAGGCTTTCCGGCAGCGGGCGTTGAAGTCGACGGAGAATGGGTTGCCGAAGGTCGATGAGAACGGCAACGCGATCGACTACGCCTCGATCTTTGAGGCCGCGCCGGGAGCGTTGTGGGAGTTGCCTCCTGGGGTTGATATCTGGGAGTCCCAGACGAACGACTTCACTCCGATGTTGTCGGCGATCAAGGAGCATATTCGACAGCTGTCGTCGGCGACCAAGACTCCGTTGCCGATGCTGATGCCGGACAGCGCGAACCAGTCAGCTGAGGGTGCGCACAACATTGAGAAGGGTTTCCTGTTCAAGTGTGAGGATCGGTTGTCGATAGCCAAGATCGGCCTGGAGGCCATCTTGGTTAAGGCGTTGCAGATTGAGGGCGAATCGGTTGAGGACACCGTGGATGTGTCGTTTGAGTCGCCTGACCGTGTGACGCTGGGGGAGAAGTATTCCGCAGCATCTCTGGCTAAGGCGGCCGGCGAGTCGTGGGCGTCTATCCGGCGGAACATCCTGAACTACAACGCCGATCAGATCAAGCAGGACGATCTTGATAGGGCGCGTGAGCAGATAACTTTGTTCGCCCAGCGTCCCCAGGAAGATGGATCACGCTGAGTATGCGGCTGCGACCGCTGAACTGAGGCGCAGACTGCTCGAATATGTGTCCGCAGCGTGGACATCGGTAACGCTGTCTGACAGTGGACTGCAAGAGCTGACATCTTCGGTGGCACCGGTTGTCCAAGCGGCCCAAGAGTCGATGGCTGCCATGACTTCGGTGTACATCGCAGAAGTCACCCAGCAGTCACCGGTGCAGGCCGTCGAGGTTTCCGCGATTCGCGGTGTGCCGTCGGAGAATGTGTACGCGCGGCCCGTGATCACAGCACGTACGGCACTGTCGGAAGGTAAGAGCGTCGCAGCGGCACTCCGGGCCGGTCAGCGCCGTATCGAGAACCTGGCGGGCACCGACCTGCAACTTGCAAAGACGCACCAAGCTAGGTCGTCGTTCGCCCGTAGCGGCGTCCAGTTCTACCGCCGCGTCTTGACTGGCAACGAGAACTGCGCGCTGTGTGTCATCGCATCAACCATGCGGTACCGCAAAAACTCGCTGATGCCCATTCATCCGGGCTGTGATTGCGATATTGACGTGATCCCCCCGGGGATGGACTTCGACACAATCAGCACGGAGCTTCTCAACGAGACGCATGACCAGGTGAAGGCGTTCGCGGGCATCGCGGACCGCGGCGGCCGCGCCGTTGACTACCGGAAGTTGATCGTCACTCGCGAGCACGGCGAGGTTGGGCCGGTCCTCGCATGGCGTGACCAGAAGTTCTCAGGCCCCAGAAGCATCCAGCGCTGACCCCCGGCGGTCTGGATAACGCACACATGTCCCGTAACGGGGCATGGCACAAAGAAAACCCATCCGCAAAGGAAACAAACCCTCATGTCTGATGATGTGACAGCAGAAACGTCGGAACACAGCGCCGTAACGGAGCCAGTGGAACCGGCAGGCGACCAGGACGCAACCGCCACGGTTGAGGAGCCCACGCAAGCTCCGAAACCAACCGAGACGGTCGAGTTCTGGAAGAAAATGGCCCGCAAAAACGAGGCGCAAGCCAAGGAAAACTACGCGGACGCCAAGAAATGGCGCGAGTCGCAGGAAAAGATCGGCGACGACCCGCTGGCCCGGATCGAAGAACTGGCACGAAAGTTCGAGACGGCTGAGCGTGAACGCATCCGAAGTGATGTGGCGCGTGAAACGAAAGTCGATCCGGAGTTCATTCATGGCGACACTGAGGAAGAGATGCGCGAATCCGCCGACCGGTGGAACGAGTTCGTCAACAAGCGGATCGAAGAAGCGCTGAAGGCCAAAACGGCATCGTCGGCCGTGCCGACGTCGGAAGTCACATCAGACAAGAAGGTTGAAGGCCCGAAGCCTCTCACACCGGCTGAGTATGCGGCGCTGCCGCCTGCCGAGCGAAAGAAGGCGCGAGAAGAGGGCCGACTCGACAGCTATCTACGTGGAGAACTCCACTAACACAGAAGGGAGCCAAAAATGGCTTTCAACAACTTCATTCCTGAACTCTGGTCGGACATGCTCCTGGAGGAGTGGACCGCCCAGACCGTTTTCGCCAACCTCGTCAACCGCGAGTACGAGGGCATCGCAAACAAGGGCAACGTGGTGCACATCGCTGGCGTGGTGGCACCTACCGTCAAGGACTACAAGGCCGCTGGCCGGCAGACCTCGGCGGACGCGATTTCCGACACCGGTGTCGATCTGCTCATCGATCAGGAGAAGTCGATCGACTTCCTCGTCGATGACATCGACCGTGTTCAGGTTGCGGGTTCGCTGGAGGCGTACACCCGTGCTGGTGCCACGGCCCTGGCAATTGACACCGACAAGTTCATCGCTGATCTGCTGGTGGACAACGGAACCGCGCTTACCGGTTCGGCGCCTACGGACGCTGATGATGCGTTCGACCTGATCGCCACGGCGCTCAAGGAGCTGACGAAGGCGAACGTCCCGAACGTGGGGCGTGTCGTTGTCGTGAACGCGGAGATGGCGTACTGGCTGCGTTCATCCGGGTCGAAGCTGACCAGCGCGGACACCTCCGGCGACGCTGCGGGTCTGCGGGCGGGCACCATCGGGAACCTTCTGGGTGCCCGGATCGTGGAGTCGAACAACCTTCGGGACACCGACGATGAGCAGTTCGTCGCGTTCCATCCGTCGGCCGCTGCGTATGTGTCGCAGATCGACACCGTTGAGGCGCTGCGCGACCAGGACAGCTTCTCCGACCGTATCCGCGCTCTGCACGTGTACGGCGGCAAGGTTGTTCGCCCGACTGGTGTGGTCGTCTTCAATAAGACGGGCAGCTAGCCACAGCGATGTTGCTTGCTACCGCCGATGACGTTGCTGCTGCGCTTGGATTACCGGGCGCAGCAGCGCTCACACCGGAGCAGTCTTCCCGTGTGGATGGCGTGCTGGGACGTGTCAGCGACACCTTCCAGCGCGTCACCGGGCGGGTGTTCACCACAGGGGCCACTCGGGTGCGGGCGCAGGTCGTCAACGGGCGCGTGTGGCTTCCTGGTGTGGTGGATGAAGTCGAAGCAGTCACGCTTACCGGTGGAGAAGAAGTCGACTTCAACCAAGACGGTAACTATGTGGATGTCACCCGAAATGGGTGCCCCCTCGTTACCGGCACAGTGGTGATCGTCGAATATGTTGGCGGAGGTGTGCCCGACTCTGTAACAGAGTTTGTGGCCGCGGTCGCTGCACGTCACCTGACGGTGACGCCGGGTTCGGTTTCATCGCAGGCGGTATCGCTGACGGCAGGGCCGTTCACCCAGCGGAATGCAGAGTGGGTGTCCGGGACGGCAGTGTTCACCCGGGACGAGTTAGAAGATGCGAAACGGTTCGCCAACCCTGCACCTACGATCACGATTCACAGGCTATGACGTTCCCAACTCCGTACACGGTGACGCACCACCCGCACGTCGGTGACACGACGGATGGATTGGGGAACACGGTTCCCCAGTTCGGTTCCGGGGTGACTGTTCCAGTGATTCAACTCGCCCCGCATGTGCAGGTGGTGGGGACGTATTCGATTGTGGAAACCGAAACGATCGATGTTGACCTGTACTTGCCGCCCGGTTCGCCGGTGAAGGTGAAAGACCGTGTCGGGTACGGGTCAGATGTGTTCGATGTGGTTGCGGTTCGTGACTGGAACATGGGTTTTCACGGTTGGGCGCCGGGTTTGGTGGCGGAGCTGCGGAAGGTGTGATGAATCGTGGCGAACGGTCCAACGAGGAAGAACCCTTTAGCGAAGTTCGGTGTGCGGCTTGATGATTTCGACAAACTGCCTGAGGTGAATCAGGGCGTCAACGAGTTCATGGACGAGGTTGTTGACGCGTGGAAGAACAATTCTCCCGTGGGCACCGGTGCCTACCGTGATCTTGTTCAGGTGACGGAACGGTCCACGAACAAAGGTCGCGGCAAGGTCGGCGCGACTGATCCGCAAGCGCATCTCGTGGAGTTCGGGTCGGCGCACAACGACGAGTACGCGCCTGCCCAGAAGACAGCTAAACAGTTCGGCGGCACCGCGTATGGCGACTGATTCAGCGCCGAGTATCCACCGTGTACTGGTGGCGTGGCTGTCCCCTTTGGGGAAGGTTTCTACCCGCCGCTTGTCGGGTGATCCGTTGCCGCATCGTGTGGTGCGTCGTGTCGATGGTCGTGATGTTCCCGAAGAGGGCAGCGATTCGGCTGTTGTGTCGGTGCACACGTTCGCCGCGTCTGATGAGGCCGCTGAGAATGAAGCCGAGTTGACGCATCAGCGGATGTTGGAGCTTGTCTCTGATCCGCTGGTGGAGATACCGCTCGGCGGTGGTGTTGTTGCGCGTATCGACTACGCGCGTGTGCTGATGAAACCGGTCCTCGTCGAGTATGACGACGACGGTCACCTGGTGCGGCATGTGGGCCGCTACGAGATCGGTGTTCAGTACATCTAATTGAAGTTTCAGCCCTGACAAGGGGCCTGGCGGTAACGCCGGGTCCCTTTTTTGTTCGCCGGAAATTTTCGCAATCCGGTCCCTTATCCAAATGAGAGGAGCGTCCCTATGACGCAGCCATTGACCGGCACCGACTGGAGCGCCGGCGGATTCACTGACATTCACAAGCCGTTCATCGAGCGTGGCGGCCTGCAGGCGGTGTTCATCCGTGACAACCGCGGTGCCGCGACGGACATGTCGCCGTTCGAGGATGATTGCGTGACGGTGAAGTGGTCGCCGTTTGCGCAGGACGGCAAGATTCGCGACGACCTGTTCATCCGCCGGAAGGTGAACGGCAAGTACGAGTACAACACTGACCCGAATGAGGGCTGGTGGCACATCGGCTGCAACCCTGAGGATGGCGGTGCGGAACGTGAACCGGACGTCACCTCTGACGATTTGATGGTGTTGCAGTCTAAGTTCCCGGTCGATTCTGAGGTGACGGAGAAGTCGTACTCGGTGCGGTTCGTGGCGCTCGGTACTGCTGATCCGCTGATTCACCGGCTGGAGTCGGAGTTGCCGTTGTGTGACAACGCCGGTAATCCGTTGGTCGCGCTTCCCGGTACCCCTGACTACGGTGAGGGTCCGCTGCTGGACGCGGATTCGGCGGAGTACCAGCTTCTGCTGCTGTACGCGCGCCGCACCTCGGGCGGGTTCATTTACCGCGCTGAGGGTTATCCGGCGGTGAAGCTGGACGACCAGGCGTCGAAGCAGCGGTCGAAGACCGATCCTGACGCGGCGGACCTGACGTACAAGGTGCTGCCGAATGAGTACTTCATGCGGCCCGACCCGGCGGGCGCGATCGCTCTGGTTCCCGGCTACTTCTATGTGTGGATGGGTGGCCCGGGTTGGGCTGAGCAGTATTCGGACGGCAGCTAGCCGGTAAGTCGTCCTGCCGGGTGGGTTGGTTTGGGGCTGGCACCCACCCGGCAGGCACCCACATAAAGCCAGCCCAACCCCTCAACCCCGAAGCCCCCCCTTTTTAAGGAAGCCCCTGATGTCTGTGAAGAAACCCGAGAACAATGGTGCCGCCGCGCGTGAACAGGCCACCGAGTTCGATTCGCCGTTCGCCGATCGTGTTCTGCGCTTCGATGACGGCAGCACCATGACGATCCCGCCGCACCCGAACCTTCGGATGCTCGACGATGATGCGCTGGAAGCGTACGAGGCGTATCTCGAAGAGATCGAAACCTATGACCGGGAGCCGGACCTGTATATCCCGGAGCAGACGGTGAAGGACCGTGACGGCAACGAGATGGTGTTGCCTGCGGAGACCCGTCCCGGCGCGGTGAAAGGCCCCCCGTACTACAAGGACGGTAAGCGTGTGTCGCCGCCGCGTGAGGTGCGGATCGTTCAGGTCGTGCTGGGCATGGACAACTACGAGGTCCTGCGGTCGAAGAAGATCGGTGGCCGCGCGGCTGGCGCCCGGGATGTGTGGCGGGCGTGGACCGAGCAGGGCTTCACAATCGCGGAGCGCGCTGAGTCCGACTCGAAAAGTGATGGAAGCTCAGTGGTTCTGGAGACTGTACCCGAGGCAGATAGCGAGTGATCTGCGGCGGTTCTTCGGGTTGAGTGTTTCGGATTGGCATCAGGGCAGGCTGTCCAGTTTGGAGTTGCTGGACCTGTTCGGGGTGCGGTTCGTGGACAATCCTGAAGAACGCGTTCGGGAGTTGTATGTGGATTTCGCGCCGGTTGATGGTGCGGTGGCGCGGGCTGTTCGTGGTGGCCGCTGGTCTGAGCCGGAGTTGATAGCGGCGGAAACATACAACGAGATCGCCCGGTTCAGGGCGTCATTCCATGCGTCGAGAAGCCGTAAAGCGGCGTATGAGCCGTTCGCTTTCGAGGATCCGGTTGATCGGTTGGAGAAAGCGAAAGCATCGGTTGAGGCGCACGAGTTGCAGCGTGAGGTTGAGGCCGATCTGTTCGGCTGGTGACGGGAGGTGAGTGTCTGATGCCGATCTATGTGGACATTATTTCTCGTCTTGATGAGCGTGCTGCTGCGGTGGCGGCGAAGAACATTGAGCGTGAGATGGCTGCTGCTGGTGCTCGTGGCGGTTCGGCTGCTGGTCGTGCGATCGGTGAGAACGTCACCAAGGAGGCGGCTGCCGCTGGGCGTAATGCTGGTGAGCAGTTGTCGCGTGAGGTTGATCGTGCGACGAAGGCTGCGGGTTCTCGCATTGTTGATGGGTTCGCGGCGAACGGTGCGTCTGCGGGTAAGGCGTTTTCCTCGTCTCTCGATCGGGCGCTGGTGTCGCGGCTTAATGACCGTGCGGCTGATGTTGCTGCGGGCCGTCTGGTGTCGAAATTGTCAGCGGCGGGGACGGCTTCGGGTGCGGCGTTTTCTAAGGCGTTGCAGGCTGAGGCGCAGAGGTCGAGTATCTCCGTGGATAGGTTGCGCAGTTCCCTGGTGCAGCAGTTGGGGGTTACTCCTGGGCAGAGTGCGGGTCGGAGTTTTGGTGGGGCGTTTGGTTCGTCTTTGGTGTCGTCGTTGCCTGTGGCGGGCCGGTTTTCGTCTGCCCTGTCGGGGTATGAGGGTGCGGCGTCGAAGGCTGGCGCGTTGGCTGGCCGCGCGTTGGGTACCGCGTTCACCGCGGCCGCGACAGGCATCATCGGCGCCGCCGGTGTTGCCCTGTTCAAGGGTTTCGACAGGTACAAGTCTCTTGATGCGACGTCGCATCGTCTTGCCGCGATGGGGAACAGCGCTGAGCAGGTTAAGACGATCATGTCGGATATCAACGAGGTGGTTGTTGGTACTCCGATTGCGTTGGATGAGGCGGCAAAGGCGGCTACTCAGTTCCTTGCTGGTGGGGTGAAGCAGGGCCGCCCGTTGCAGGCGGCGTTGACGGCGATCGCGGACGCGGCGGGGGCGTCTGGCCAGAAGTTCGGCGACCTGGCCGTGATTTTCAACCAGGTGTTCAACAAGGGCAAGCTGCAGGCCGAAGAAATGTTGCAGCTCAATGAGCGTGGCATCAATGTTCAGGCGGCGTTGCAGAAAGAGTTCGGCCTGACGAGCGCCGAGATTCAGAAGATGTCGCAGGACGGCACGATTTCGTTCGGCATGCTTGTGCAGGCGATTGAGGGCCAGTTCGGTGGCATGTCGAAGAAGCTGGCCGACACTGTTGACGGCGCCTTGTCGAACATGAACGCCGCTGTGGGTCGTGTTGGTGCGAACTTCATTTCGGCGTTGTTCGGTGACCCGTTGGACACGACTGAGGGTCCTGGCGCGCTTGCCAAGTCGATCAACAATGTGACCGACAAGCTGAATGACTTGAACGCGTGGATCGTTGCCCACAAGGACGACATCAAGGATGCGTTCGAGGGTGCGGTTGAGACTGCGCAGGATCTGTGGGATGCGCTGTCGAGTGTGGTCGAAATGCTGGACCGGATAGGCATCAGCGTTGGTGATGTAGTGACCGCGTTTATGGCGTGGAAGGCGATCGCCGGTGTTACCGCGTTGACGCAATCTCTTTCAACAGTGAGCACTACCTTGGCGGGGCTTCCTGCGACTGCCGATAAGTCGGCTAAGGGGATTTCTGCTGCGCTGTCGCGGGTGGCGGTGCCGGCGTGGTTGGCGTTCCTGGTCGCGCAGAACGGACCTGAGATTGAGCAGGCCATTCAGAACGCGATTCCAGGTGCGGATAGCTGGAATCATTCGAATACGCCGGATCAGTTGGGTCGCAGAGCCCGTGAGTGGTGGGACCGCAACATTCAGGGTGGCACGGGGGTTGATCCGCAGCCGTCGCCGTTGCCGCAGCTTGGCGGCGGGTCTGGGCCTGGTACGCCTACGGTTGGTGGTATCCCGATACCGGGGCTTGTTGGCCCGAACTCGAACGGTCCAGCGTCCCCGTTCGGCAACCTGCCTGGTCAGGTTCCATTGGATGTTTCCGTGGAGGACCGACGCGGGCGCCGTGGCGGTGGTGGTGCTGCTGCTGCTGATGCGGGTCCTGATGGTCCGTTGGCTGATTTGTTTCCGGGCGCTGCGGGTAGTGCCGACGGGTCGTCGTCTGGCCCGAAGTTGCCGGATGCACCGGTGTTGCCGTATGACACGACGTTGCCGCCGGGGATTCCTGGTATGCCGCAGGACGCTGCCGTGTTCTCCGCTGAATCGTCGTATCTGGATGCCCGCCACAAACTGGCGGAGAAGCGTGCCCGCGCAGCCCAGTTGGAGCAGTCCACCGAGGCGACCGAAGAGGACCGGCTCAAGGCCCGTAACGATGTGATCGAAGCGGAACGTGACCTTCAGGCCGCCGAGATGCGCATGTCGGATGCGCGGGCGAATCAGTACGAGAAGTTGACGAAGCAAACCGATCAGCATGCCAAGGATTTGGGGCAGATCGGCGCCCAGCTGGATCAGGATTTCGGTATCTCGAAGGGTTTGGCGGGGATCGCGGAGAACATCACGAAGTTCGTGGCGAACCTTGCCGCCGCACCGTTGTTGGGGCAGTTGCAGGCCATTTCGGCCTACAACCCCACTCAGGGCGGGCACGGGTTGATGGGTGTCCTTGGCGCGCAGGGCGTGTTCGGTCCGCAGTATCAGAACAATCAGTACGCGGGGCGTGGTTCTTACCCGTCGGCCGGTGCGACCGGTGTGTCGATGACGCCGATTGGTGCCTATCCTGGCGACGCGGCTCTCCTGGCGAACGTGCCGGCCGGCCGGTACACACAAGAACAACGCGGCGACCTGACGCAGGGTTTGGCTGATTGTTCTAGCGCTGTTGAGGATCTGGTCAACTTGATGGATGGCCGCCCGACGACCGGCGCGAGCATGTCGACCCACAATGCGGACGAGTGGTTGACTGCGCGTGGCTTCGTCAAGGGCATGGGCGGTCCGGGTGATTTCCGTGTCGCCTTCAACCCCTCGCATATGCAAGCCACCTTGCCTGGTGGCACGCCGTTCAACTGGGGCAGCGCTTCCGCTGCCGCGCGGCGTGGTATCGGCGGCACGGGCGCGGATGATCCGTCGTTGACGTCGCGGTATTACCGTCCGGTGACGTCGGTTCCGGGAGGGTCGGCAGCGAGCGCCGCAGCGCCGGGGTTGTACAGCCCCCAGAACACTGACCCTGCGCTGAATAACCCGACGGCTCCGGTGTCGTCGGGTGCGTGGGCGCCGAACCCGGCGCCGCTGCCCACCACCGGTGGTGGTGGCGGCCCGATGGCTGCTGGTGCACCGCAAGGCCTGTTCACTGGTGGCCCAACGAACACCACCAACATCGGCGCGAACGTCGCACCGTACGCCGGGTCCGGTTCCGGTGGGATCGGCATGGACGGTGGCGGCGCGCTCGGCATGGCGGTGCAGGCCGGCGGGATGGCGTTGGACGCGATGGCTCCCGGCGCGGGTCAGGCCGCTCAGACCGGGGTGAAGCTGATCAACCGTGCCATCGAGTACGGAGGCCAGGTCGCCGCGATCGGCGCCCAAGGGTTGATGGAAACGTTCCTACCCACGGGTGGATCGGATTTGGCGAACAACAACTGGATCACCCGCATCGCGGGTGGTTTGGCTGGTGCGGCTCCGGCGTTGCCGAACCTTGCCGGTCAGGCTTCCCAGCAGCGCAAGGACATCGACCCGCAAGCCGCTGCGCAAGGACAAGTCCAACCCAAGCAGGGCGGCGACACGAACATCACGGTCAATAATCAGCGTGCCACCGAAGATGGCACCGGCCGCGACATCGCCTATCACCTGCAAAACCAGTACGTCATGCCGGGAGGGTAAATGGCTAAGAAGCATTACCCCGCAACGGATGTAACCCCGCACGGCTGGTACGACCTCGCCAAGGGCGAGAAGCCGATGATGTGGCTCGACGCCTACGACAAGTCGATCACCTTCCACATGATGGGAGGGCTAGCGGTCCCCGAGCGGGTCACAGCACCCGAGATGGTGCATCTCACGTCCCTTAAGGGCCTGGTCCCGCCGTGGAAACACATCGACCAAAAGGGCGCCACCGAGGATGGCATCACCAACATTGATGCGCTCTACGACCCGATCGAGGTCGAGATGGGTGTGGAATGCCGTGGCCGGTCGCCGAAATGGACGCGCCGCGTCTACCGCGATCTGGTCGCGTCGATCGACGCGAAGCAGGAATCGACGCTGAACTTCCTCACCCACGACATGGGTCACTGGTGGGCGCCGGTCCGGTGGTTCCAAGGCGCGCCGCAAGCACCGTTGGAGATCGGGAAGCGGCAACGCGAAAGCCTTCGTTTGCGGGCCGATTCTGGGTTCTGGCGTACCTACGACTACACGGCGAGTTTCCAGTTCGACTACGAGTCGATGACTGACACGTTCAACTACGACACCACGAGCAGTCAGGACCTCGGCGCGGATTGGCCGCTGTACTACGAAGGTGACGGCGGCGGATACATCTACTCCAACGGTGACCAGGCCAGGTGGCGGGACGATCCGGATGATCCTCTGACCACCGGGACCCGAGAAGTGGTGTGCGGCCCGTACAAGGACTTTGACACTGACACCGATAACCAGGTTGTGTCGATGGTGCTCGGTGGGTTTCAGGAGTGGAGCCTCCCTGATAGTGGGGCGAATGACCTGTGGGCGCGCATGGGCCGCGACAGCAATGGGGACTGGGACGGTAACGGTGTCCGCATGCGGGTGCAGGGCAACTGGATCAAACTGTCGAGGTTCAACAACTTCTCGCAGACAGTGATGTTTCAACGCCCGCTGCTGGTGGCTCCGCTGATCGGGGAGAAGTTCACCCTGGTCGCGGGTTATGAGGGTAATCCCCGCATGTTCAAGGTGTTGCGTAACGGGTTGCCGATCCTGTCGCACAAGGAAACCGGCTCCGGTAGTGAACTCGGGCCGGACTATCGGGGTGTCGGGTTTGGTATGCAGGCCGGTGGGGCGTTGATCACGCAGGCGACACCAGCTCCGGTGCGTAAGGTCTCCGCGGGCGACAACGCGAATGTCACCCAATCAGGTTTTGTGCCGATGGTCAATGTTGGTGACCAGCCGATGTATTGGGATGCCACGGTGTTCGGTCCTGGCACGTTCCGGTTGTATGACGGTCCCGGTTCGGATGAGTATGTGGAGTTTGGTCCGCTGCTGCCGAATCAGATTGTGTTCCTACGTACCGACCCGCGCTCACAGACGACTCTGGTGCAGGATTTGACGTCTGTGCCGCCGTCGCCGCAGGAGCTGAACATCTTCCAACAGGCGGTGAAGACACTGCTGACGTTTTTCTCGGAACGGAACGCATTCACCGATCAGATCGGTTCAATGTTCGGGATTGTTCCCCCGCAGGGCAACTTCTATAAGTACCTGTCGGGGCGGTTCAGTGAGAACGCGGCGATCCCGGCGAAGTCGCCTGGTGAGCCGGCGCAGCAGTTCTTTGTGAAGACAGAAATTGTTGGTGGTAACGCGGATTCGAAGGTGATTCTTTCGGGGACGCCGTTGCGCCGCTACCCAATGTAGTTCACCGACTGCTGTTTGACGGCCCCCGTGGTTTTTCTGGCTCGGGGGCTGGCTTGGTGATGCCCGGAAAGGAGGGGTGACGGTTGTCGAAGTTTGAACGCGAAACCGCCGCATGGCAATCCGCCCTCCAGTCCGGCGACCCCAACAGGATCGCACGAACCGCGCGGGCGTTGACAGAACGCAAATCGAAGGTGGACACGTCGTTCCGGTTCACGGTGTGCGACAAGTTTTGGCAGCCGATGGGCGCGGTTGGTGGCGATTTGATCGAGGCGTCGGGCGCTGACCCGCGCAACGATGTTGAAACCGGCCGGATCGTCCTCAAAGGGAACAGCCCTCTCATCCCTTTGTTCATGGACTGCAAAAAGACGATGGTAGGTGTCATCGTCGAAACCGCGGGTTTGCGGTATGCGTTCTACACGAAGAACCACACCTACGAGTACCGTGACAGCGCATGGACCGGCACCGCTGAACTGCGCGGTATCCGCGACATCCTCAACTACTACGTGATTTGGCCGTCGTGGTGGCTGCCGATTCAGGCACAGCCGTTCTCGCACGCGGTGTTCGTGTGGGCGCTGCAAACCGTGGTGGAGAACATGGTCGCAGAGTGCGCTCTGCGGTTGCAGTCCGGGTGGCTGGAGTTCATCAACAACGGCCTGTCGTTAAATCCGGATATCCGGGCGTGGTTCGGCACTGTGCTGCAAGCGTTGTCGCGTGACGGGTTGTCGGTGCAGGCGTTCACCCGCATGCTGCGAACCCCGGTGTATGTGTCACGCACCAATCCGCTGCTGGACATGTCGCCGATGGTCGCGCGGACAGTGCGGATGGAAACCGTTCAGGCCGTCATCAAAGATGTCACCCAGTCGTACGGTGTGGATACCCGCATGGATTTGTGGCTTCCGGGTGATCCGCAGCCCGACAGGTGGGCGAACCTGGACCAGCCGACGTATGTGTTTTCCACGGTGGACAGGTCGCAGATCACTGGCCCGACGAAGACGGTGCTGGATTCGGTGCTGCGCACCACGATTGACTTGGGCGGGTCGCTGGGGGACATCTTCAAACCTGTCATCAAGCAGGTTCCCGGCATGGACGGCGTGTTTTATGCGCCGGCGTTGGGTGTGGATTTTGAGCAGCCGTACGCCTATTTCGTGGCGCCTGAGCCGGGTGAGGACACCGGTATCGATGCGTGCACGATCACCGACCACACCCCTGAGGGTTGGCAGCACATCATTGGTGGGCGTTCCCCAAAGTGGTTGAACGACTTGATGAATGCCACCTTCGCATGGCTGATCGATTCGCTGATGATTGTCGTCGGATTCACCGGCATACCGTCCGATCTGTTGTCGGGGTTCCTGAACAACAGCTTCCTGGCGTTCCAGTTGATTCAACATTACGACCGGCGTGACGATGTTGGCCCGTACCATCCGGCGATCGAGCGGTTCTATCCGACAGCCTCGGCGCCGTACAACATCGAGACAGTCTTTGCATTCATCAATGCTTTGTTTGATTCGCAGGGCAAGACGACGGCGACGGTGCAGTTCCGTAACGGTGCCCAGTATGCGTTGGGTCGTGACGTTTTTCGCGGCGGTCTGATGTCGCTGGTGTTCATGTCGCGTACCCGGATGGTGACTGACTACATCGAGAACGTGGTGTGGCGGGTTACCCAGGATGAGCGGAAGGTTCTCGTGCAAATGGGGGATGGCCGTAAGTCGGAGGCCCCGTTGGCGAAGCATCAGCGGTTCATCACAGGCATTTTTGAAACGTTGTCGGTTCTCACGCTGTCACCGCAGGGATAAGCGTCCCCAATCCTATTTCTTCTGCAACTCGCCCTATTTGAATGGAGCGTGCCCTTATGCCGTGGCCTTTGAACCCCGCTGGGACTCACTATTTGTTTGAGGGAATCGTGGAGATCCCTGTCGATCCGACGGCGGGTGCGGCGATCCTCCAGTTGCGTCCGCAGGGCGGTATCGGTGTTGGTGTGCCTGCGATCGAGCAGGGTGATCCGGGGGTTCCGGCGACGTTCGATACGACGGTGAATTTGACGGAGCTGGACCCGGATGATCCGACTCCGGCGGAGGCGTCGTTCACTGAGATCACCCCGCCGTCCACTTCCACGCCGGGTGTGTACCGGTTGAACCTGGCGCTGCACGCCGGCGCGAAGGGCGCGGATGGTGAGGCGGTGTGGGACCCAACGGATGTGGACCCGTCCCCGGTTGCGGGGCAGGTGCCGGTGGTGAACTCGACCGCTGACGGGTTCGTGTTGGCGGCGCAACGTGTTGGGGATCGGTATGTTCCGGCGTCGATCAACAACACCGCCTCGGGCAATGCGAACTCGACTCTGGCCCAGGTGTCGATCCCGGCGCAGCCGTTCGATTGGCGGCCCCGCGTGTCCGGTTACACGGTCGTCACCGGTGAGGGAGCCGATGTTCGGGTTGATTTGGTGGCCCGTTTGAACGGTGAGACTGGCGGCAACGTGATCGGCCGGTGCCCCGGTGTGGCGCAATCGGAGCGGCTGATCCTGGTGGCGGGACCTGCGGCGGGTTCATCGGATGGGTTTGATCGTGTGGCGGCCGGTACACCGGCGACGATCTATTTCCGGTGTGAACGTCAGGCGGGGTCGGTGACGTACACGACTTCCGCTTCCACGTCGATGTTTTCGGTTGAGGTTCTTCCGCTGCCATGACGCCTTCGTTTGATCCGTTGCCGGAGTGGGCTCATGCGGTGCCGTCTGAGCCGGGTATTCACCCGGAGCAGTCGGCGTTGCAGTGGCAGCGGCCGTTCACTGTTCAGCAGCTGCTTGAGATTGGTGAGCAGTTCATTGAGCAGTTTTTGGCGTGGGTGGTGCGTGCGGTAGCTGGGGTGTTCATCCCTGGTGAGGCGTCGTTCGACCAGCTGCGCGACTGGGCCTTGAACATCCCCATCCTCGGGGACATCATCGAGGCGATCACGGGTCTTGTTGGTGGCGGGATTGAGGAACTGACCCAGTTTTTCGGCAACATCCGCAACTTCTTCCAGTCGATCGACTTCAACAGCCCAAGCTTCAACCCGATTCAGGCTGCGGCGCAGTTGGTGAACATCATTCTCGCGCCGCTGCGGAACCTGCTGCCCAGTTTGTTGACGATCCTGCCTATCGGTGGCATCTCGAATCAGACGCCGAACATTCTGCCTGCCCCGAAGTTCCCTGAGGGATCGGTGGGCGAGAACGCGGATTGGGTGGTGGACCCGTCGCATTCTCGCAGCGGGGATGGTACGGGCGCGGCGAAAGTTATTGCCGACGGCACGTTGAAGGCGTTGCGGTCGGGGCAGAATGCGGGGGATTTCTTCGCGGTGAGCGAAGGGCAGACGATCACTGCTCGGGTGTTCGTGTCTCACGAGGGTTATGCGGGTACCGGCGCGCCGATCCGGTTGCAGGTGGTGCCGTACATCGATGGTGTTGCGCAGTCCCCGGTGGATTTGAATGCGTATGCCCCGCAGGATCAAGATTTGGCGTGGCCCGGTAAGGAGTTGTCGGGGGAGTATCGGGTTCCTGCCGGGGTGACTGGCGTGCAAACCCGGTTCGTCGTCACGGAAGACGCTACTGGCGGCACGTTCTGGTGGGATGACGCCGAGGTCAAGCAGACCGGTGTTATTCAGCAGTCGTGGGTTGAGGGCTTGCCGGAGATTTTGCAAACCTTGTTGGCCCGGGTGCAGTTGACGATTGACACGGTGGTGTCGGCTATCCGCGGCGGCGTGCAGACGGTTGAGAACACGCTGGAGGATCTGTTCGACGCGTTGCGCAACATCTCCCCCGAGTCGATCGCTGGCATGCTGGGTCCGGAGAATCTTCGGGAAACCATCGAGAACATCGTCAACAGCATCGTCGGCGGCCTGGTAGGCCTTCCCGGTGTCGGCGCGGGCATCGCGGACCTGTTCAACGTTCTTCAGGAGATCGCGTCGCGCGCCAGCTTGGGGTTGTTCTCGTGGGACATCCTCGGCATCAGAACCAACAAACCCGTCGATAGTGGGTTGTTGCCTTCTGAGCGGTCCAACTTCCCGTTGTCGAACGTCACCACGTGGCTTGAAGCTACGCAGAGCAACTCACTCATCGGCGTTGACCTGATCGAAGAGTCGATGCCCCTGGGCGTGGTGTCGTGGATCGGCTACGGCCTCTCAGGCATCACCGAGTTCTACGTCAACATCTGGAAAGTTGACTTGACATCGGGTGACTGGACTTTGGTGCATCATTCCCCGAACATTGTGGGCCTTCTGGGTGGCACCGCCGCCCCGGGCGAGTTCATCTCCTACGAGTTGGCTGACCCGATCGCGGTGGTGGCTTCCGAGGCGTACGCCTACGAGCTGGTGCCGGTTGGCGGTACGCATTATGTGCGTGGCCGCGTGGCGGATTTACCGAACCATCCTACGTCGCAGATCGTTTCGCTGGCCGCCACACGGAACAACACCTCGCCGAACAGTCCACCGTCTTCTATCGCGAAAGCGTCGGTGACTCGTTCGAGTGATGTGCCGTGGGTGAGCATCGCTGTGGACACCGGCACCGGTGGGGATCACCACGACCCGATGAAAATCTATCTTGGTACCGAGGCCACGGTGTTCCCGGTTCCGAACTGGGTGAACTACATCGACCCGGTTGCGGTGGGCGCTGGTGGTGGTGGTGCGCAGGGCTGGGCCTTGGGCATCAACGGTCAGGCAGGTCAGCCCGGGAAGTTCAACGCCACCACATGGGTTCGGGGTGAACATTTCGGCGACAACGCCATCATCACCCTCGACCCGGGCGCTGGTGGTGTGGGCGGTCCGGGTGACGGCGCCGCCGGCGGTAACACCACGTTGTCTATCTCAACCCCCGGTGGCGACACGTACTCCATTGTCGCCGAAGGTGGCGCGGCGGGCACTGCCGAAGGGTTTTTGTCGAAACCTGTTGGCCGAGGCCCGGGCACGTTCACGTTCAACGAGCAGGACTATGTGGGCGGCGTTGACCAGAAAGTCATGGGCGGCCACGGTGCGCCCGCTGGTGGTGCCGGTAACGGCGGCAAGGGCTCGTTGGCGGCCTTTCAGTCCGGCGGAAATGGCGCCCCTGGTGGCGGCTGGGTGTTCTTCCGGCCCGACCCGCTGCCTGACCCTGACCCGGATTTGACGCCCCCCACCGCTCCGACGTTGGTGGAGCTGGTCGATTCAACTTTCAGCACTCTCACGATCACGTGGTCTGGAGCAACAGACGTATGACAATCAAAAGGTATTTCGTTTACGCGAAAGAGAAAGACGCTTCAGGCGATTTCGTTCAGTTGAATCCCGACCCGGTGCTGCCGCCGTATGGGACAAACGGTTTGAAGTCGAACACCACCTACGAGTTCTATGTGAAGACGGTGGACAACGCTGGCTGGTTGTCGGACCCGTCGGATACCTACGAGTTCACCACGCCCGCGCACACCGCGGGTGATTTGTTGTCGCCGGAGGACCAGGCGGCGGTGGATCTGATTGTGGAGGAGTCCCGCGCGGAGACCGGCCAGCCGGGAGTGATGTTGCAGATCACCGGTCCGCGCGGCAATTACGCGAAAGCGTATGGCACCACCGTGGGCGGCACTGTTCGCCCGTTGACGTTGGATGACCATTTCCGCATGGGCAGCTCCACGAAAATGTTCACCGCGATCGCGTTCTTCCAGGCCGTCGACAAAGGGTTGATCACCCTGGATGACACTCTGGAACAGTACGTTCCAGGCATTCCCAACGGCACGGCGATCACGATGGGCCACATGCTGTCGATGCGGTCTGGTATCGCGGAGTACACGGCGGGTATCAACGCGATCTGGTACACCCTGTTCCCTACGTGGCCGTGGACGGGTGCGAAAGACTTCCTGTCAACGATGAAGGGGCCGTCAAACTTCTATCCCGGCACCGATTATCTGTACACGAACTCGAACTTTGCACTGATCGGCATGGTGCTAGAGATTGTTGACCCGGCTCATCGGCCGATCAAGCAGATCTTCAAAGAAGACATCATCGACCCCCTTGGGCTGGCGGAGACGTCGTGGCCGGCGACGGGTCCGGTGCCTCCCCCGGCGTCGATCGCCGATGCGATCAACCCGAACTTTCTTGACGCGGCTGGCGCGTTGGCGACGAACATCAATGACTACACGAAGTTCGCGGAGGCGTTGCGGGACAACGCGATGGGTTTGTCGCCCGAGTCGTATGAGACGTGGTTGTCGACGTTTTGGAAGCACCCCACGGGGTGGGACCAGTACGCGAACGGTTTCTACATTCCTTCCGAGTACTACTACGGGTACGGGATGGAGTCGTTCGGCACGTGGTTCGGGCATCCCGGCCTGTTCTCGGGTGGCTGGTCCTCAACGATTTTCTTTGAACGGGATTCGGGTGCGACATTCACCCTTCACGAGAACAAGAACACAGATGCACCTCCGGCGGCGGGCTATACCCGCATTTGGGTGCGGGTAGCGGAGTACCTGTATCCCGGCACCATCACGAATGACCAGAACTGGCCCACTCCTCCGGAGCCGGTGGATGTCGGGTTTGATGCGGTCTCGTCTGGAGCGTATGGCGTTGGCAGCGCGTCGGGTTCGTTCGCGGCGGCCGAGGGGGCGACGGTGTTTGTGGTGGCCTCGTGGGATCGTGCAGGGTCGGCGCCGTCCGCCACGTATGGCGGTTCAGGCGGCACCCTGGTCGGCTCGGTGTCGAACAATGATGACCCAGCGAATGGCGGTCTGGCGATCTTCCGCATGGACGCCGCAGGGTCCGGCGTGGCCCGACCGTGGAAGGCCACTGGCCCAGGATGGGTGAGTGCGTACGCCATTTCGTTCAAAGACGTGGCGTCCGTGGGAACCCCGACATACGCGCACGGAAACGGCACCGCACACGCCCAGTCGGTGACCGTTCCGAGTGGCGTGACGCTGCAAGCGTTCGCCTCGGGCGGCGGAACGAACAGCAACCTTGAGCAGGTGGTGGGGGCGCGTATGCGCGCCAAGCAGGCGGGCACCAATCCACTGCTGTGCGTGAACACCACCACGAAAACGGGGACGGTCAGCGCGACCTCAGCGCAGGCGAATAAGTGGTCTGGCATGGCGGTGAACTTGCAGATTGGGGGATGAGCGTGGCTGTTGGCTGGTGGGCTGAGTCCCACGTCTCGTTCGGCGTCACCATCACCCCCGAGGTGGGATTCCACTACGGTGGCCCGAAGCAAGAGTTCGGCGTCACCGTCACCCCCGAGGTTGGCATGGCTGCCGTGGCCCACAGTCGCGTGGGCTTCGGCTTGTCGGTGCCGATTTCATTGGGGATGGAGGCGGCTAGCCACAGCAAGGCTTCATTCGGGCTGGTGTTCTCGCCGTATATCGCGATGCGCGGCCCGGCGGCGTTTGTGCCGGTGTTCCCGGCTGAGGATTTGTATCCGTCGGTGTCGCTGTTCCCGACGCCGCGTGCGCAGTCTCCTGGTTTCGGGTTGTCGTTCGTGCCGAGTTTCGGGTTCGAGGCCGCGCCGAAGTTTGTGCGGTCGTTCGGTATCGAGGTGGACCCGCAGGTCGGCATGGGAACTGCGCTTGGGTTCACGAAGGGCTTCGGTCTCGAACTGTCCCCGCAGATTGGCATGTCTGGTGCGGAGCGGTATTACCGCGAATTCGAGCTGACATTCGCCCCAGCGATCGGCATGGACGCGGAGGGTAACGATGGTGTTGACCCGGTGGCATTCGATGCATCAACGGCGGCGGCCGAATCTCTGGGCAGCATCACCTTCTCGCACACTGCCGCTGCTGGTGCGGATGTCTACGTGGTGGTGTCGTCGGATCGGTCATCGTCGGTTACTGGCGTTACGTGTGCGGGTAACGCGATGACGCTCGTCGGCACCGTTTCTCACAACAACTCTTCTTCGAATGGGCAGTTGTGGATCTATAGGCGTTCCGGTGCGGGCACGGGCTCGTCCTTGTCCATCACGGTGTCGATTTCGGGTGTTGCGTGGTATGTGGCGCACGCCGTGTCGCTGCTGAATGTCGGTTCGGTTGGCAGTTTGGCGTCAACGTTCGGGTCGGGGACGTCGCTATCTCAGTCGGTCACCGTGCCCTCTGGCGGGCTGGTGCTGCAGGCGTTCGCCACTGGTGGGGCTAATGGCACGTCGCTGACCATCACCTCGGGGGCGACCAACCGAAGAAACTCGGCCACGTCCGGCGGGGCGATGGCCACGAACACGGCTTCGTCATCGGGGACTGTTTCTGCCACCGCTGCCGGGTCGCGACCGTGGTCCGGTCTCGCGCTTCCCATTAATCCCGCATAACTCGAAAGGAAACAATCATGGGTATTCCCAACGCAACTCACAAAGCAGCATCGGACGCTATCGCCGGTCTTGGCGACTGGATCAGCGTCCACACCGGCGCCGCTGGCACCACAGGGGCGAACGAAGCCACCGGCGGTGGATATGCGCGAGAGCAGACGTCGTGGACGTCAGGCTCCTCGGGCACCAACACCGGCGACGAGGTTGAAATCTCCGTGGCGGCAGGCACCTACGTGGAGGGCGGCATCTGGTCGGCCAGCTCGGGGGGCACCTTCGTCGGCTCGGAAGCTTTCGACGACGGAGATGTCGAGGTGTCCGGCTCGGGGGCGAGCATCTCAGTAACGCCCCGCATCGTCGCCTGAAATCCTGGATAGGGGAACTGTTTTGAACATCAAAACTGATCATCAGATCGTCGCGTTCGGCAACGACATGATGGGCCTGTTCGACCGTGACGGCACGCTGATTGTGCAGGCCGCCCGCGTGGTTGGTGGATGGGAGATCACTGCCGAGGGTCAAGCCCCGGCCACCGTGTTAGACAGGTCTTCGGCGATCACCGAAATGATCAACACTGCTTTGGCGGTGCTGCCGGGTGATGGCTATTCGTGCCTGGTGCCGAGAGGTTTACGGGCGCAACCCTAGAGGAGGGATGATGGCTTACACGAAGCAAACGTGGGAGAACGTTCCCTCAACGAACACTCCGCTGTCGGCGGATCGCCTCAACCACATCGAGGACGGCATTGAAGACGCCCACGAAGGGCTGGACGGTAAGGCCGATGAGACGCATACGCATTCATTGGCCGATGTGTCGGATGTGACGGCCAGTGCTGCTGAGGTGAACGTCCTCGATGGGATCACCGCTTCGACGGCTGAGTTGAACCATTTGGATGGGGTGACCGCCCCGATACAAACCCAGTTGGATGGGAAGGCTGCTGCGTCGCACACGCATGCGGCTTCTGCGATCACGTCGGGCACCTTGGATGTTGCGCGGCTACCGGTAGGGAACAGTTCGTCGACGGTGTGTGCGGGTAATGATTCGCGGTTGTCGGATCAGCGGACCCCTTCGGATGATTCGGTGTCGACGGCGAAGATTCAAGACGGTGCGATTACGAACGCGAAGGTTGCTACCAGCGCGGCTATCGCAGCGTCGAAACTATCCAGCAATGTGCAGGCTTCGCTGTCGAAGGCTGACGAGTCGGTGCAAAAGTCCGGCACCGCGACCGGCATGTGGATGGGCACCACCCTTCCCGGCACCGGCACGGCGGGTGTGTTGTACGTGGTGGTGCCGTAGTGAAGGTTTGGAACGGCACGGCGTTCGTTGACCCCACCGCGTTCAAGGTGTGGAACGGGTCGGCGTTCGTCAACCCTGAGCTGTACACGTGGAACGGGACCAGCTTTGACAAGGTGTGGCCGACGGGGCCCGCGCCCGACATCGAGTTCATCGGTCGGGAGTCGGCCGCGAACACCTCGGCGACCGCCACGGTTTCAGTCGATGCCCCCGTTGGGACCACCTCGGGCGACCGGGTTTTCAGCATGTGCGTCGCCAACGACGGCAGGATCGGCGGGTACGCCGCGCCGTCTGGGTGGACCGAACTATTCAAGAACGACAGGTTCACCATCGCCTATCGGGACATCACGACCTGGAGTTCGCCGACGTGGGGATTCACCGGCAACACCGACGGGTTGCGTTGCTACAACGTCACATTGCGGCGCAGCGACCCCTCGTACCCGTGGGATACACCGACGATCTCGTCGGCGGGTTTCGATAACTCGAACGACACCAGTTTTTCGGTGTCGGTGAGTGGTTTCACCATCGGCAGCGTGGGATTCCTGATGGCGCTAGGCCGACTGTCGGATGACCGCACACTGTCCGACACGTCTCTCGTGGTGAACGGCCAGTCGGGCTTCGGCAGCGGTGTGAGCTCGCAGATCCCCAACAAAACCGGCAACAGCACCGCGCGTCGGGCGCTGATCTACCACAAGGACAATCCAAACCCCGGCTCAGGCACGATTTCGTTCTCGACCACGCTGTCAGCGGCGAGCACTGGCTCGATGTATTTCATCCACCAGCGCCTAGCGGTCTAGCTGGTCGGCTCGGTACCGGAGCTGATAGACCCGCCCAGGGGTGATGCCGAGACGTTTCGACAGTTCGAGCGGCAGGCCGCGCCGCCGCCGCTGCCGATGGAAATTGCACAGCCCTTTCGAGTGGTGTTTGCCACCACAGCCCTCTACTGAATACACGCGCACGCCTAGATGGTGCCAAAACGCGCATGAGTCGAAACGGAGAACCCCGGAGATGGATCACCCCGACAACTACACCATCCTCGGTATCGAAAAACCGTTCCCCTGGATCGGTCTCGGCCTCGGCCTGCTCGGCGGCCTGATACTCACCGGGCTACTCTCGTGGGCATTCGCCACCGGAAGCGTGGCGCTCGTCGAAAAACTCATCGACGACCGACCCGACTTCTGACCCACTGACTCCATCGACCCCGCCACCACCTGAGTGCGCGGGGTTTTTCTATGCCCGAAAGGAACCCCGACATGGACCGTCTCGGAATCATCCTGCTCAAACTGCTCGGACCACTCGCCGACCGGATCGCCGACCGAATCGCCGACAGGATCACCGAGAACCTGCCCGACCTGTCCAACTTGGACGACCAGATCGTCGCGAAACTCCCCGACCTGACCAACCTGCCAGAACAGGTCATCAACATCATCGACGGCGCGCTCCGTTCCATCCCCGTCCTCGGCGGAATCCTCGGGAGCAAACGGTGACCACGAAAGATCAAGTCGCCCAAATCACCATCGCCGAAGCCAAGGCTCGCGGCTACACCCGCAGCGAATGCCTGGCGATCATGTCCACCTTCTACCAAGAGTCCGGCTGGAACGACACCATCTGGGACCCCACCCACACCACCTACGGCATTGCCCAACAGGACGGCTCCTACCCACACCGCTTCGACGGTGCCGCAGCCCAAATCAAAGGCTTCTTCGACAAGCTCGACGTGTGGCGCGCCAAACCCGGTGCCAGCACCGATATATGGCTGAACATCTGCTGGATGCAGCAGGCCCCCAACTGGCCCAGCGCTGACTACTGGTACGCCAACGGCCGCCGCGCCTACCTCACCGAAATCAAGTCACGCATCACCACCGTCACCCCATACCTCGACAAGTACTGGCCCGCCGATGGAGGTACCGCCGTGCCCGACGAACCACGCCCCGACTTCAACGAGTTCCCCCTGTGGTCTAGCAACAGCAGTGCCCGCAGCGGCAAGCCCACCATGTTCCTGATCCACACCCAGGAAGGCGGGGGTGGGGACGCTGCCGCCGAGAACCTCGCCAAGTGGTTCCAGAACGCCAACGGCGTCTCCTACCACTACACAATCTCCCAGGCGTCCGATGGTGGTGTGACCGTTGTCGATTGCGTCGACACCGACCGCGCCGCCTGGTCAGTCGGCAACGCCAACAGCATCAGCATCAACCTGTGCTTCGCGGGGTCGCGAGCATCCTGGATGCGGGATCAGTGGATGAAGCAGTCCAACGCAATCGACGTCGCAGCCTACCTCGCGGTGCAGGACGCGAAGAAGTACGGCTTCACCCCGCTCGTGGTGCCACCGCCGTATACGAATGGGCGACCTGGCATCTCGGACCACCGGTGGGTGACCGACGTGTTCAAGTGGGGCACTCACACCGACGTCGGCGACTGGTTCCCGTGGGACTACTTCACCGAACGGGTCAACCACTGGGCCAACGGTGGCAAGACCGAACCGGAACCGCCCAAGGTGAAACGCTTCCCGGACGACTGGACCGATCGCGAACTCGCCGTGGAGACCTTGCGTCAGCAGCGCGGCTACGCGCTGGATGGTTGGCCGCAGCTCGGCGGGCGGACGGTGGTGGACGTACTTGGCGCGATCGGCGAAAAGCTCGGCGTCGAAGGCTGCTACGACGTCAAGGGCAAGTCCTGATGCGCATCGACGGGCAGTATGTGGGCCTCGGGTTGGGTGATTCGTCCGAGGAAATCCGCCGGATCAAGGCGTTCATGCGGCGCAAGTTCGCTTCCTACGCGGGCGATTTGGCTGATACCCCGCTCTACGACGAGGCCATGACGGCAGCAGTCGCCGAAATGCAAGCCCGATACAACACGGCTGGGCAGCTCGCGTCCGGCCTGTACATCCCCGGGATTATCAACGCTGAAACCAAGTACGTCATGGGCTACCTGCCGCGCCCCGTCGTGGATACCCGTCCCGTGCTGATCACCGTGTGCGGCACCGGTGTTCCCTGGTGGATCGGCCCCGACGCCGACACCGCCCGCGCCGTCGAAGACAAATACCTGTGGCAACCCATCGGCTACCCAGCAGCACCATTCCCGATGGGCAAATCCATTGCCGCCGCCATCACCGAAACCCACAACCAAGCTAACCGGTGGCGCGAACGCATCGAAACCCACGGCGCCGCGCTAGCAGGCTACTCCCAAGGCGCGGTAGTGGTTTCCGAACTGTGGATGAACCACATCGCACCCGAAACCGGCTCCCTGCATTGGATGAAACCGCACATCGAGAAAGCCGTGACGTGGGGCAACCCGAACCGCGAACTCGGTCACGTGTGGGCCGACCACGGCGGCTCCCCAATGGCCCCATCCAACACCCAAGGCGTCTCATCGAACGGCATGCGCGACACCCCGCCGTGGTGGCGCGACTACGCACACCAAGGCGACCTATATGCCTGCACCGAACCCGGTGACACACAAGAGGTCCGCAACGCCATATGGCAGATCGTGCGCGACCTGGACCTGTTCACCGGACCCGATTCGCTACTCGCCCAAGTGGTCGAACTTGTGCAGGCACCGCTACCGGAGACGATCGCGATCACCAAAGCGTTGTTGGACGCCGGCATGTTCTTCGCGAAACGCACCGGCCCGCACGTGGACTACAACGTCCAGCCCGCCATCGACTACCTACGCACATAAGGGGGACCATCCTGATGTTGACACGTTCGTTTTGGATCGACGCCGCCGAACGCGCGGCCCGCACGTTCGCCCAAACCGCGATCGCCACACTCGGCGCGGGCGCGGTTGACCTACTCGCCACCGATTGGGTGTCAGTGCTGTCAGTGTCCGGCGGCGCCGCAGTGGTGTCACTGCTGATGTCTATCGGCGCGGAACGCCGCGGCAATCCCGGAACGGCTTCTGCGACTAGAGCGGTCACTGCCGCATGATGTGGGAATCGGTGCGCGAAGCGATGGACGCCGCGTACCAGCCCGACGATGGTATCGACCTGATAGGACTGCTCATCATCGGTTTACCTTCCACGATCGCAGCTATCGGAACGGGAATTGTTGGTGTCCTCACTGTTCGAGGGCAACGTAAGGGCCGGGAACGTGCCCGCAAGATCGACGCGAAAACCGATGAGATTCACGAGCAGACCGTCAACACCCATGACACCAACATGCGTGACGACCTCGACGAGATACGCGATTTGGTGCGGGACGGATTCAAACAGATTCAACGGGACATCGGAGGGTTGAGGGAGGAACTGCGAACCGAACGCCTCGAACGCATCGAAGGCGACAAGCGACGCGACCGGTGAAACACCGGGAAAGGGAACACCGAATGTCACTCTTGGCCGATCTTGCAGGTTTGGAGCCCCGCACCTGCCCCGCATGTGATTGGGTTGGTGCCCGGTCGAAGCAGGAACGCGCAGAGATCAAATCCTCGTTGGAGTCCGCGAAACGCGGCGACGTTAGGTTCACCGACATACTGCGGGTCCTCGTCAAACACGGTATGCCAGACATGAATCCAACAGCGTGGCGGCACCACGCGAGGAACCATCATGTCGCTGACTAGCGACCTGCGCCAGGTGCGTATCGCCGAAGGTGTGCGCAACAAAATCCTGATCCTCGACGTTGAACGGCTCCCCGGAATCACCGAACAATACTGGTGGGGCAGGGGAGACCTGAAGAACCGGTACGTGCAGTACGAGACGGTGACCCGCATGCCGCGCACCACGATTGTGTGCGCCAAGTGGTATGACCAGCCCGAGGTTATCCAGCTCGCCGAATGGGACAAAGGTGGACGCAAACGGTTCCTGCGGCGCGTCCACAACCTGCTATCCCAAGCGGATATCGTCGTCGGCCACTACATCGACGAAGCTGACGTGCCGTGGCTGAAGGGCGATCTGCATTTGGAGGCCGGGTTACCTCCGCTGCCTCCGTTCAAAACCGTTGACACGTTGAAGGTGCTGCGCCGCGAGTTCAAATCCGGTGCCCCATTCAAAGGTTTGGACGCGTTCTGTCAGATCGTTGGCCTGCCCGCCAAAACTGACCGCTACGACCGGGGCGCGATGGAACGTGCCGTGACGGGGAAGAGCGTTGAGGATCGGGAACGCTTGGTGTCGTACTGCGCTGGCGATGTGGTTGCCACGCAGGGGTTGTACGACTTCCTGCGGCCGCACATCAAAAACCATCCCGCACTGTTCGTTGACGGCGAGGACAGGTTGATGGTGTGTAACCGGTGCGGTGGTGAAACGGTGGTGATCCCGCGGCGGTACGTGGCGAATGTGTTGACGTACACGATGCGCCGCTGCACCAACTGCGGGGCGCATTCACGACTGTCCATCGAGCCGGAACGCATGAGCGCTGTGAGAGGGGTGTGATGTGAACGTTCGAGTGTGCACGTTCCTGGATCATGTTGTGACGGTAGGGTTCCTGTGGGACGCGCTCAAAGAATGGATGCGACCGTGAAGCCGGCCGATCCTGTCCGGGCTGCGATCCAAGAGAGTTTGGATGCGCAGGGCGAAGGCTGGCAGGTCGCGCACTACGTTGTGGTCGCCGGCTTGGAGCGGATCACCGGCGACCGGATGGACCTGGGTGCGACGACGATCATCACACCCGTAGGCCAGCCCGACTATCTGACGGAGGGCCTGGTGAATCGTTACTGGGACGAATCGAATGATGAGTGATCCGCAGTTGGAGTTGTGGCGGTCGGTGTGGCTGGCGGTCGTCGCGGGGATGATCGTCGCGCTGCTGGTTCACGTCTTGGCTTAATCCACGCCTTGTGAAGCATCGAACTTCAGGAGAGGTTACGGGGCCGCCCCGCTTGCACAACTCTCCAGTGCAAGCGGGGCGGCTTTCTTCATGTCTACGGTCGGTTCAACAAGGCGTCCATGAACTCGTCAATGACGTCCATGATCCCGGCTGCGTTATACACCTGGGGGAGTGCGCACCGGAACCCTCACAACCACCACACATCAGGTGGATTCCTCACTGGCATAGATAAGAGTGCGAAGCTTCCCATAGTTCAGGACGCCAGTGGCCTCCCACTTGTCGATTTCTTCTCGGATCGGCTTCAATGCCTCACGGGCAGCGCCGACAAGACCATCATCCTCTGGATACCGTCGCTGCCGATATCGATACGCCGCCTCAACTGCTGGATCACTCATCAGCGGTGTCAGACGTTGAGAGATTCATAGGCGGCTTTGAACCCTTGACCGCCACTGCCGCCGGGCGTGGCGTTCTGGGCCAGACTGTGAAGAGAGTCCGATTTCGGTGGGGAGAACGGTGTCACCCACCGGTATTCTCCAGGAGACGGCTGGATAGGAGACACCACTGAAGTCGGCCGGTAATCCTTTTCCAGGCCGCCCAGCGCCGCATCAATCTCTACCGCCATATGCTCGGCGTAATCGACCATGGCGAGATTCTTCTTGCCGCAGCCACATTGGATGTATCCGTTCTCCGTGCGCGGCGTGTGCCACATCTGGAGTTGGTAGATGAGACCTTGAGCTTCCTTCATTGTGTTTACCTCGATCTTTGGTGAGTTTTTGAGCAGACTTTGGGGAGGGTGACAAAGTGGACGTGTCGTCAAAAAGGTTCGGCGAGAGACGTGCACCGTCTGTCTCCAGATGCGTCATGGAACCAGACAGGTTCGGCCTCGCCGAGTGCGCCTGCCTGCCGCAACGTGATCGGGTCACCGCAGTTTCGGCACGTACCTTCCCACGGCTCAGACACCTTGGCGTGTCCGTCGCCACCTGATCCGACAAACGCGACGTCGAGATCCATCAGCCCTCCTTGAGCCATCGTTGGGAACCACAACCACCACACATCAGCGGCCGCCACCGTCGTACTCGCCGCGAGCCTCACAGAGCCTGCGCCATAACTCATCGCGATACGCCACATTCGCTGCCCGGTCCGGCTGCCCGATGCTTTCGAATGCGATGCGGGACGCGTGCTCCCACTCGGACTTCAGTTCCTCTATCCGGTCCGAATCGAACTTGTCGGCCATGTCATTGCTCCTTGAGCCATCGTTGGATTGTGTTGGTTGATTTCCCGGTGAGTCTTGCGATCTCACGCACGGATCCGCCCGCTTCTGCAGCCGCTCGGACTTCTTCACGTAGCCGCTGAAGAGCAGCATCGCGACGACGAGCGGATTCTCTCACCGCTTCGGCAATCTCCAGGAAGTCTGCAGGGAACTTGCCATCGACCCGAACCCCGCGACGGATTGAAGGGGAATCCTCAGTAGGAGCTGTCCATCGACGTGTCGTGCTGTGAGCCACGTACGCCTTCGTCACGCCCTCCTTATTGAACTGAGGGCGATGCAACGTGATCAACCGAAACTCCTCAGCGGAAGCCTCTTCAGAGTTCGGGAACCACTTCGTGTCATACCAGGCGTGGTACTGCCACCACGACGAGGTTGCGCGATGCGCAGACATTCGGGTTGCCACATTGACAGTGGTCCCAACGTAGATCACCTGACTCTTGGCGTCGTAGACCGTGTACACCGCCACCGGTCGCTTACTCGGATCGCCCTTCATCGCAAACCATCCCTGATCTGGTACACGCGGGCTTTCGAGATACCCGCATGTTCGGCAATTTGAGGGCCGGTGAATCCGGCCTCGAAAGCCTCTCGGATGAGTTTGGTGAGCCGGTCATCCACTTCGGTGGATGCCTTGCTCAGAGCGATTCGTAGATCCCTGACAGCGGCAATCTCATCCAACAAGCTCACACCGAAAGTGTACCTCAATCAGGGCAAGCGCGCTGGAATCTAGGGCTCAGTTCAACCACGAACCCATTCACACGTCCGCTGGTCGATAATCCCCGTACACCCCACGCGGAGTACGACGTCGCGACGACATGGAGGACCGGTGGGAGTGAAATCCCCTCTAGGGTTACCTTTAGGGTGATCCCCTCCGAGGCTTATGGCCTCTGACCTGTGCGCCGTGAGGGTTTCGAACCCCCGACCCGCTGATTAAGAGTCAGCGGATGATAGGTTGCATACCAGGAGAAACGTTGTCAAACCCGCAGGTAGACCCCCGATACTGCGCAATTCTGCGTAATGCTGCACAGCACCGTAGGGTGAACCGTAGGGTGACCCCCTGGGAGGGAAAACGATGGCAACCAAGAAACGCAGAACCCGCGGAGACGGAGCGTTCTTCCAACGCGCCGACGGCAAATGGATGGGACGAGTAGAACTACCCCCCGACCGCAACGGCAACCGCCGCTACAAATGGGTGTCCTCCGTTGACCGCAACACCGCCATGGCCAAACTCAAACAACTCCGCCGCGACGTCGAAGAGGGCCGCATCGCCACCACCTCATCCACAACTGTGGAGAAGTGGATGCTGCACTGGATCGACAACATCCACGCCAAACGTAAAGTCCGCCCCGGCGTCCTCAACGACTACCGGGCCGCCATCAACAACCACATCAACCCGATCCTCGGCGCGAAACGCATCGACAAACTCACCCCGCAGCATGTGCGAGACCTGCACTCCGAGATCGGGGCCTCCCGCACCGCCGAGCTGGTCCATGTCATCGTCCAGAAAGCCCTGGACGATGCGGTAGCGGAGGGTGTGGCGACCAGGAATGTGGCCGCCTTGGTCGACAAACCCGAGTACCGGAAGAAGAAACGCAACGGCTTCCCGGCGGACGTGGCGCAGCACATCATCCACACCGCGTTCCAAGTGTGCGACGAACCGGATGCGGTGCGGATCGCCGCCGGTTTCCTGACGGGCGCCCGCCGTGGGGAACTCCTCGGCCTGCGCTGGCCCTACGTCGACAACCCCGCTCAGGGATGGATCACCATCGCTTGGCAGTTGCAATCGGAAACCCGCGTCCACGGCTGTGGGGATCCTCTACCCGAACCGTCACCGCTGGCCAGGCCCGACCGTATGCCCAAGAAACCCCCGTACTGGCCTTGCGGGAAGACACGGGCATGGGCATGCCCGCAGTCCCGGTGGGACCTGCCGGCGCATTTCGAGTACCAGGAATGTGAGGGGTCGTTGTTGTTCACCCGGCCGAAGACGGACGCTGGTTGGCGTGAGGTGCCGTTGTTGCCGCCGTTGTATGTGGCGATGCAGAAACTCCGCACCGACAATCCGCACGGCTTGGTGTGGCACAAGGAGGGGAAGCCGATCGATCCCCGTTCGGACTACGACGTGTGGCGTGGCGTGTTCCGCGCTGCTGGGGTGATCGGTCCAACCGAGTCGTTGCCGCCGCACAACTCGCGGCACACCACGTCGACATTGCTGCGCGCAGCGGGTGTGGATGAGCAGACGCGTATGGAGATCTTGGGTCATGCGAGTGTGGATGCGCAGCGGATCTATGCGCATGCGGACCGGGCGAGGCATCTGGAGGCTATGCAGGGGCTGTCCGGGCTACTCCCATCGACGTTTGCGTTAGAAACAGGCGACCGACTGTAAATGCGCCCTGCCGAGGGATTCACCATCCCCGGCAGGGCGCTTTTTTGCGTTCTGGCGGGTGTCAATCCGTCATGGTCCAGGTTCCGCAGCCGCTCGTGCGGAACACGATCCGGTGATCCCCGTTGATTGTGCCGGTCCACGACGCGACACCATCGGGTTGGATGTTCGCGCGTACGGTGCCGGATGGTGCTTCACCTTCGCGGAGTGTTTCGCCGCCGCGGTAGTCGGCGATGCTGACGACCGCCCACGTGCAGCCGGGGGAGCCGGGTGGGATGGTGGCGGTGTAGGTGCCCCAGTCGTATCCGTCTGCGCCGCCCATGTTGTGGGTGCCGTCGCCGGGGATGGTGCGGAACGGGTTGGGCCGTGTAGTGGTGGTGGTTGGTGTGGTGGTTTGTGATGCGCTTCTGTCGTCGTCGTCGTTGTTGCGGGTGGAGACGATGCCTACGACGGCGAGCACAGCGAGCGCGGTGACCATCACCTTCCCTGGTGACACAGCGCGATCATTGGTGGTCATCTGGTAGTGGGCTTTCTGTGTTGGTGGCTAACTTCCGCGCACTGGCGTTATCTGATCGTGACATTCCCATGTTTGGGCTTCCCGTGTCGATCATGGCAATTTTCGGTTAGCGTCTACGCATCCGGTTGCGAGGGGTGACCGGTGATGGTGATTTCGGTAGGTGCAGCCCATGTTTGATGACGAACTCGACACTCTGCTGGTGCGGATTCTGAACGCGATGGACGAGTGTCCGCCAACAACATGGACGTTGCGCCGGGCACGTCTAGTCCTTGCGGCGTTGACGTGCCCGGACGCTCCTGGCGATGTGGTCGCGAATCTCCGCCCCAACTGTTTCGCCGGTCCGAGGTTGGCGCGGCTGCGTCGTGTCACTGGCCGCGGCGTCTAGGTCGCCCTCCTGGTCTTGACGCGCTTCGCGCGGTGTTCGCGTCGTCTGCGCAGTTTCCATGACATCTCTTGCCTCCTTTAGTCGTCGCCGGACTTCGGCGAGAAGTTCGTCGTCTGAGTAGCGGACTATCGCCGGCTCGGGTAGCGGCGGTGGAATATCTGACTGTTGAAATCCGGCTATCGCCAGAGCTTCGTTGACATCCCATTGGACAGCTCGGGCAGCGGCGGCCACGGTGGATGCGGTCGTTCCGATTGGGATCAGTGTCCCTTTGTTGATCTGCCACCCCGTTTCCAGTTGCTTCCACCGTCCTGCGCTGACGGCGGGCTTGTCGCTGCCTGGTGGCGTTGTGCGCCGTGAGGCTTCGCGCTGAGATAGCCCGACGCGCTCTCTGTGCCGCTTGAGTTCTGGCCCGAATGGCCAGTCCTCGCGGTGTTCCTTGTTCTCGTTCACGCCTACATGTTCGCGTGCAAACAGGTGCAAAGTCCACTGCTTGCACAACCCTAATTCTTTGCAGTTACGCGCTTGTAGTTTTCGAACATTGCAGGTCACAGCATTGTTGGCGCGAACTGCGCGCGAACTCTTGCGGTTTGCACTTGTTCGCAGTACAGTTGGCGGCATGGTCAAACAGTCCTACGGGGTGTGGCAGGAACTCCGGGTCATCCGTGAGCGCACAGGTTGGTCATCCGCCGAACTGTCCCGCGAAAGCGGAGTTTCCGCCCCTTACCTCTCCCAGCTTGAGAACGGTGACCGGTGGCCGAACGCCACCGTCACCAAGAAGCTCGCCGTCGCGCTCAAGGTTCCCGTCTCCGTATTGGAGCGGCCAGCAGAGCAGAAAAACCCCGCTGCATAAAAAGCCCCCACCTGTGTGCAGCAGGTGAGGGCAGAGACACCTGAGAGGAAAGGCTCAAATGTCTGAACACAAGCTTACCAAGGACGAGTACCACCTCTACGTCCTGGAGTTAGTCGGCTTCGGCGTCAAAGTGGGGATATCGAAGAACCCTCGCCGCCGTCTAGCCACCCTGAGAAAACACGCCGAAGACCACGGCACCCCTGTGGGGCGCACCTTTATATCCCATCCTCATGTTGAGGCTCGCGCCAATGAGCGGCACTTGATCACTCTGGGTGGCAGTGGGAACCGCCGCGAGTATCTGCCTGGCATCGGATATGACGCGGCAGTATCGGCCACCGTGGGCCTCCCTATGCATCGAGCAGGAAGCGAAGTGCGAGACCGCGAGGAGGATGAGCGGAACCGGGTTTCGTTCTTCTGGCCAGCCGGAACCACTCATGCCGACATTCACCGCATGGCCGCAGCCGTCTTTGGCGTGTCTGAAGAGGCTGCCGAATGACCGCGGCTGTTGAGCACTATGAGTCCTTTCGGTTCGAGCAGACCAAGGTCCGCGTATTCACAATCGACGGACGCAAACTGGCCGTCGGTGCCGATGTATGTGCCGCTCTCGATATCAAGAATGCGCGAGACGCGCTGTCGCGCTTAGAACCAGGGGACCGACTGACAATTAGCAGGTCAGATACCGTCGGTTGTAGCGACGGTATCTGGAATGGGTTCGCCCCTCAGGTTCAGTCAGTCACGCTGATTAGCGAGAACGGCGCCACCGATCTCATTTTGGAGTCCCGCAAACCTGAGGCTAGACGCTTCCGCCACTGGCTGACCCATACAGTCTGGCCAGCTATCCGAGACACGGGAAGCTACGGTACAGCTACCTCCATTCCGGATATCACCACGCCTGAGGGGTTGTTGGCGATGACGGAGATGTTCGCCGACACCGCGCGCAAGCTCGTCGCCGTCGAGTCTGAGAAGAAGATGTTGGCCGCCGCGATCGAACGGGACGCCCCGCTGGTCGCGAAGGCTGAGGCGCACACTGGGTCCGATTCTGATGTTCACCGTCAGGAGTTCGCCCGCGAGGTCCAGGCGTGGGGAACCAAGCAGGGCATCGAGATCAAGCAGGCGGATGTGTTGCGGTTCCTTGGGCACATCGGGTTGTTCATCCGTGGTGAGCGCAGCGACACCGGTCATGCGACTGCTGATGCGCTCAAGCGCGGGTTGGCCTTCACCCATAAGGATGTGGCGCGCAACGGCTATGCGTATGCGGTGGGGAAGCTGACCCCGTCTGGTCAGGACTACGCGTGGAAGCGGATCACCAAGTACGTCGAGGCTAATGGCTCCCTGGAGTTGCCGCGTGAACTGCGGGGTGGTGAGTCGGCATGAGTCGCCCGAAGCCGTATAGCGCACAGAGCAAGCGGTCCGGCGAAGTCCCTGCGCCAGAGTGGATCTGCTACAAAGAGGCCGACGGTGAGTTTGGCACCGACTTCTACGTGAAGCTGTGGGAACCCGGTGATGGACTCCATTGCAGCCATGCCACCAAGGGCCGCCAGTTCGAGTGCGGCGCTCCGGTTGCCGTGACCAAAGAGGTCAAGCGGAAGGATCGGCTGATTGGATCGGCCAGTAGCCGCCCGTACTACCTTGACTCGCATCGGAAGTACGTCGTGTGCGCCGACCATCTGGCCGTACACTTCTCGGGCGTCACGGTCGGCGAGCTGTCCGCCGAGTCCGAGCGCAGCGCGCGTGAGCAGATCATCACCAATCACTGGGACGAGTATCAGCAGGCGCTGAAGTCGCAACGAGAGCGATTGCGCGACAGGGCTTTGGGTGAACTGCCACAGATCATCAGAGATGCGATCAGTGGTGGCGCCGCGTGAAGTTTTCCGGCGATTACCTGTACCGGGTTCGCGTGATCCGTTACCCCGAGGGTGCTTTCGAGTGCATCGATGAGGAAGCTGACTACTGGGTCCCCACTCCCGGCTGGCAGCCGCCAGGTTGGCGTCCGCGCGGCAACTACACGCAGATCCTCGGCACCGACCAGTTTGTGTGGCCGGTAACCAACAAGGTGTACGGGTCGTACTCGACAGCGAAGAAGCGGGCAGACCTTCTCGAGTCCTATGGGGCTACTGCGGTGGTTGAGCGTTCCAGCCGGATTGTGTGGCCCGAATCATGAGCTTCTCTTTCTATGCAGAGCCCATCCAGATCCTCAAGAGAGGCCATGGTGGTGTGACCGTTGGACTCGGGGAAAACAACGGATCCGAATTGGCCTACTTGCACGTCGGTGATGGATACCGCAATGGTGACGTTCTCCTGGATGCCGATGAACTCACTGATCTGATCGACCAGCTGACCATCATCCGCAACGCGATGAGGGAGACGCGATGACGTTTCATTCACGCCCGAGGCCTCCGATTCAGCATTTCCCGAAGCCGAAGAAGCCTTTGTTCCAGTCGAAACCGAAGGATGCTAAATGAGCACTCCCAGATGGGCCACGTTCAAAGAGGCCGCGTCATACCTCCGCTTGAAATCAGACGTGCTGATACGGGAAGCGGTCAAAAACGATGGGTTGAAGGCTTATCCGATCGGTAACGGTCGGGAGGCGCGTGTTGACCTGAATGAGGTTGATGAGTGGATGAAGTCGCGTAGTTATGAGCCGAGGTCCGCGTGAGTACTGAGCAGAGGTATGTAGCAAGTTTGGACGTGTCCGATGAGTGATGTTGTTGAGCGGGCCAAGGCCGATATGGAGCTGTGGGGCCGCACTCCGTGTGTGGAGATCGAAGTGGTCACCGGCATGACTGCCGCCGAGGATGCGTACCGGCGTGCGCCTGAGACTGTCGCCGAACTGGTCACTGAGGTTGAGCGTCTGCGCCCCAAGGTGATTGAGACCGTCGAACAACTCGACGCGCTGCCGGAAGGTTCGATCATTGAGGCAGTCAAAGGCGTGCCCGAAGTCAAGTGGGATGGCCGCTGGTATGCGATGACGTCCGACGCATTCGAGCCCGACCTTCCCGCCCGCGTGATCTACAGCCCGGAGGACAAGTGAGTACGTCTGCTCCTAAGCATCGGAGCGTGTGTCAACTGTCGGGTGAAGTTCGCCCGTCTGGGTTGTGGAAAGCGTTGGCCGAGTGGGACGCAAAGCAGATGCGTGAGGCTGCGGAGTTGGAGGCGTTGCGTGAAGAAAACGCACGCCTGCGGTGCCGGCTACAAGAACTAGGGGAAACAGCGTGAATCTTGTTGAGCGTTTGAATGCCAGGTTTAACAACGTGATTCATGACGGTCTCGCGGCGTTTGGCGGCTGGGTGGATCCGTGGCTGGCACGCCTGGAGCGTCAGGCCATGAGCAATGCGTTGGGCCGGGATATCAGCATGGATTACGGGGATGTTCTTGTGGCTGCGGAGGCTGAAGTGGAAGTCCACGAGCCTCGTTCTTCTGCCGAACGTCGGGTTTCGGCAGACCAGTCACCCGTCTCGGTGGGTGACATTGGTCCCGGCGCGGGCATGGTTCCCCCGCCTCCCCCCGCGCCGGGACCTTCCAAATGCACCTGCCCCACCGCGGAATGTGAACTCCTCGCCGAAGAGATCTGCGATGAGGCTGAGGAAGCCGAACTGCTCGACGAGTTCATGGAGTTGGGGGAGTTCCTGGACACGGCGACAGCGGAAGAACTCGCCGCGATCCGCCAGCACACCGAAGTTAGCCGAGCGGACCTGGAGCTGCACCTGAGGTGGTACACCACCGCGCCCGGCGCCTACGGGGTTAGCCCCGAAGTGGTCGCCCAATCACTGCTGGACAGCTACCGCATCACCCCGAGATAGATCAACCCATCCAAACCAACGAAAAGGAACCTCAAATGTCCATTGACCTTGACCGCATCACCCACCCGCTTCGCCTCGCACAAGGCTCACACCAGCCCGGAAGCGGGAAAGGCTGCGCCATGAACGTCATCTCCTACATCAACGGTGACACCAAAATCACTGACTACCCGGAATGCTCAGCACGCCCACTGGCCTCCCTGGTGCAGATGGTCAACGACAACCTCGCTGGCCCGGACGGGTTCCTGTCGCCCGAGAACAGTGTGTTGGTTCTTGATTTGGGTTGGCAGACTGTCGGCACCGCAGGTGTTTCCGATGCGGTGTACGCGTTGTGGATCGCTGACATGCTGGATTCCCCGGAGTGGGGTGTTGTCCGGTTTGCGGATGAGGCTGGCGCGGTAGCGATCCGTGAGATCGCCGATTTGCATCGCCGGGCGGCTGCGGGTGAGGTTCCATTTGCATGGAGCGCCGCAGGGAGCGCCGCATGGAGCGCCGCACGGAGCGCCGCACGGAGCGCCGCATGGAGCGCCGCAAAGAGCGCCGCATGGAGCGCCGCAGAGAGCGCCGCAAAGAGCGCCGCAGAGAGCGCCGCATGGAGCGCCGCAGAGAGCGCCGCATGGAGCGCCGCAGAGAGCGCCGCATGGAGCGCCGCAAAGAGCGCCGCATGGAGCGCCGCAAAGAGCGCCGCAGGGAGCGCCGCAGGGAGCGCCGCATGGAGCGCCGCAAAGAGCGCCGCAAAGAGCGCCGCACTCATCGAGTTCACACGGAAGTCGATCGCACGGTGGCGAGAACTCGCCGACCTCGACCCTGAAACCGAGATCGACGCTGCGGATGTTGATTCCGCTCTGGCGCGGATCTACGGCTGACGCAGCGGGCCGTCACCCCCACGCCAGGAGGCGACGGCCCTAACACCGGAAACACACAACCAATGAAAGGCACTTCCGATGCTAGATCGAGATTCTAAACCCGCATGGTGGGACCACCACCAAACCAACTGGGCCGACCTGCCCGTCACCACCAACCCACCAATGGCTGACTTGAGCCATCTCCAAGAGTTCGAGGACCTGGCAGCGGCGGTCATGAGTGAACTGGACCGTGTCGGTGGCTGGCCGTTCATACCGCCGTGGCACTGGGAAACGGAGCCGACGATCTGGGAGCAGGTGAACGGCGACGCCGTTGTCGGGTTGCTGCGTGACTACCTCACCGAGGGAGAAGCAGCATGAGGCGCAACGAGAAGTCCTGGCGCTACTGGTGGACGATGCCGCTGCTGATCGCCGCAGGCATCATCGGCCCCGGTTTGGCCGCACCCGCAGCGAAAGCAGATATCACGTCCGACGCGTTCGTGATGGCACTCGACTCCGAAGGCATCACCTACAGCTCCAAACCGGCCGTCATCAACGCCGGCAAAGCCGTATGCGACGTCCTCGACGCCGGCTCCACCATGTACGAAGCCTCAGTCTTCGTGTACAACAACTCCAACCTAAACCTTTACGACGCAGGTTATTTCGTGGGTGCCGCAACCGCATCGTTCTGCCCTGAACACCTGAGCGGAACTGGGTGGGCGTGATGGCGAACTCCCCGTTCATTCAGTTGGCAGAAGTCCACACCAGCGACTGGCGTTCCCGCGCGATCTGCACCCACAAGGACGGCGATATCTGGTTCCTCAACGAATCCGGCCACTACACCGCCGACGCCGCCCGCCGCGTCTGCTGGACCTGCCCTGTTCAAGCGCCATGCCTCAAATTCGCGTTGCAACACAACGAGGCCGGCGTGTGGGGCGGCTTCTCAGAGAAGGAACGTGCCCGCATCAAGCGTGGCGAGCTGCCCCCGGTGAAACCGGCACGGTTCACCGAGAAGGAATGCTTGCAGTGCGGTGAGGTGTTCGAGCCGGTCACCCGTAGGGCAAGGTTCTGCTCGCAGAAATGCAAGAAGCGCGCGGCGAATGCGTTGCGGTCACAACCATCCCTGAAGATCTGCACGCAGTGCGGCGGCAAGTTTATGGGGACGTATGCGAAGACCTGCTCGAATGAGTGCCGACGGGCGCAGAGGTGGGGCGCGTGAGCATCGACTGGTTCGCCGTGGAGTGCGCCGTGAACGGAACTCCCATGCGGCTTAACACCGAAGAGCGCCGAATGCTGGTGCGGCGGCGCCCGAAACTCCCCGAAGTGGAGTTGGCGCGCAGGGCGCACTGCACGGTCCGCACCATCGAACGGGACAGGGCTGAACTGCCTGCAGCAAAGTTGCAATCTTGCCCGGTGTGCGGGGAGGACGCGTGGGTCACGACCGATGGCAACATGGAAGCCCACCCAGACAGGCTGTTTCAGGAATGCCCACTGTCGGAGACGGATTGGGAATCCCGTATCGCTGCAACAGTCATCTGGTTGTCTCGGCGTATCCGTAGCGGTGACTCCCTGCCCGTGTGGGCCTATCTGACAAGCCTCCCGGAAACCGAACGCACTCAACTGTTGATGGCTGCCCTTGCCGGTGTGCCAGATGTTGAGGACCCGTTCGCGTGGATCACAGAACTGGAGTCCGTTGCATGACCGACCTGTCTCATCTCCTGGTCATCATCAACGAGGACCGGCACTCGTGGCGAGACAAAGCCCTGTGCGCCCAAGTCGATGTGGGGGACATGTTTTTCCCCGGTAAGGGGGAGAGCGCGAAGCCGGCGAAGAGAATTTGCGCCCGGTGTGAGGTGCGGGCCGAATGCTTGGAGTTCGCGTTGGCGAATCGCGAGAACTACGGGGTGTTCGGGGGGTTGTCGGAGCGGGAACGGCGGCCTCTGCTCAAAGCGATCGGTGAGGATCAGGTGGCATGAGCAACGGGAACAGGCTCACCCCAGAGCAGGTGCAGACGATTCTGTTGATGACTCGTGAGGGGTGTTCCGCCAAGCATATTGGGGAAGTGGTGGGTTGTTCGGCTCGGACGGTGGTTCGGGTTCGGGCGGCTGGTGATGCCCGTTTGGCGTCGCCGGATCAGTTTGTTCCGTTGAGTCAGGAGCAGAAGGATTTCGCCCAATATTTGCTTGATGACGGCGCACCCTATAACGAGGTTGCCCGCACGTTGGGTGTGAGCCGGACAACGGTCGAAAAGTATTTCCCTGGTTACGGGTGGTCGAAGAAGCAGGCTGCTGAGTTCAGAGCTCTGGTCAAGAAGTTCCGCTGGTTGGAGGCTTCGTGATGTGCGTGTGCGGCCATAACCGGTCCCGTCACCGCTACCAGTGGGACAAGTTCCGCGGCAGGTGGGACACGGGTTGTGACGCCACCAACTACAACGGCCCAGCCGGACACGAACGCTGCCACTGCTCCGAATATCGAGACAAGGACGAAACATGATCCACACGAGGAAGTCACCACGAACGTTCGACACTCGAATCATCGAGGTTGGTGACAATGTGAAAGCCGGTGCAGCAGCGCTCGATTGCAGGAAACCGGAACCCGCCGCCGCACAAGCCGCTTTCGATCACGGACGTTGTCTCCTCGACGAGCTGCTCACAGAAACGACCTGGATACCGGACAGGCCATCGGTGCAGAAAATGTACCGGGCGTTGGAGGAAGCCGTCAGGTTGATGAAACTTGCTCCGAATAACAAGAGAGTTCAGGGCGCGGTGATTGAAATTGCGGATCGGGTTCTTGGGGCGTCTATCAGGATCGCAGACAGGTGGACAGCATGAGCCAGTATCAGTATCTGAATCAGGGGGGCGAGGAAATACTCGGTCTCTACATTTCCACCCTCCCCGACTTCGGCGAGGATCACTGGCAGGTCCTGGGGCTAAAGGATCACGACTTCGACCGCAGGCACTACGGACGCCGGTACGAACTCAAAAAGACCAATGACTCGGGAACCCGGGGATGGGTTGCCGGCCGCTTCTCTCGCGAGGAATTGACTGGCCTGCGCGACATGCTGACGAGGGTCCTGGAGGCTGCGGAGGTGACCGAATGAGCCTGAGTTTCAAACCAGCGACTCGTGAAGCGTCCTACGCGCGCATCGCACTGTCCGGGCCATCCGGCAGCGGAAAAACCTACACCGCACTCGCGCTCGGAACCGCTCTCGCGGACAAGGTAGCGGTCATCGACACCGAACGCGGATCCGCATCAAAATACGTGGGACTCAACGGCTGGCAGTTCGACACCGTACAACCAGACAGCTTCTCACCCCTGTCCCTCGTGGAACTGCTCGGGTTGGCGGCTGGCGGCGAGTACGGCTGCGTCATCGTCGACTCCCTGTCCCACTACTGGATGGGTGTCGACGGCATGCTCGAACAAGCCGACAGGCACGCCGTACGGGGCAACACGTTCGCCGGGTGGAAAGAAGTCCGACCCGACGAACGCCGCATGATCGACGCCCTGGTGTCCTATCCCGGCCACGTCATCGTCACCATGCGATCAAAAACCGAATACGTCATCGAAGATAACGAGCGCGGCAAGAAAACCCCCCGCAAGGTGGGCATGAAACCGGAACAGCGCGACGGAATCGAGTATGAGTTCGACGTTGTCGGCGACCTGGATCACGACAACACACTCACAGTAGTGAAGTCCCGAATCCACACCCTAGCCAAGGCTGTTGTGCCAATGCCGGGGGAGGAGTTCGCCCACCAGATCCGGGACTGGCTATCGGACGGGGCACGCGTCCCCACGGTGGCGGAGTACCGAAAACAAGCCCTCGCGGCGTCTACGCGTGAGGAACTCAAAGCCCTCTATGACGAGGTGTCTGGTCACAAACTCACCGTCGCTCCGACTGTAGATCGGGACGGAAACTCCACCGTCCTGGGGGACCTGATCACCGATTTGGCCCGCGAAATGAAAAGAGCTGAACAGTGAGCGGCGCAATGGGATCGCACCAGTCCACACGCGCTCAGTCACATGTGTGGCTCACACCGCGCCATATCCTCGATGCACTGGGGGAGTTTGATCTAGATCCGTGCGCAGCACCTAACCCGATCGCGTGGCCGACTGCACGTGTCCACTACATCCCACCCACTGATGGGCTGTGCGAGCCGTGGTTTGGACGTGTGTGGTTGAACCCGCCATATGGGTCGGCAGTTTGGACGTGGCTGGATAAGCTCGCCGAGCACGGGCAAGGGACAGCGTTAATCTTCGCTAGAACCGAGACCTCAGGGTTTGTGGACCAGGTGTGGAAGAGGGCCTCCGCGATCCGGTTCCTGCACGGAAGGTTGCATTTCCACCGCCCTGATGGCACTCGTGCGGCAGGCAACTCCGGTGCTCCGTCGTGCCTGGTGGCGTATGGCGACCGTGACGCGAAAGTTCTTGAATCGGTCGGTATTCCCGGGTCGTTCGTCACGGGATGGAGGAACTGAATGGGCCGCCGGTTTACGGGGTTTCCACCGGAAGTCAAGGAACTGATCTGGACCCGTGCCCAGGGGCGTTGTGAACGCTGCGGAGAGTACGCCTCAGACGCTACTGCACACCATCGCAGGCCCCGGGCTCTCGGAGGCTCTCGCCGTGAGGACACCAACCTTCCTTCCAATGCTGGTTGGCTCTGCGGTGCTTGCCACCGGCATGTGGAGTCGTACCGCACCCAGGCGTTCGCCGAAGGCTGGCTTGTTCGTCAAACCCAATCCCCCATCCAGATTCCCGTCCTCTACAGGGGCAACTGGGTGCTGCTCGACGACGACGGAAACACCTACCGGATACCTAACCCTGTGGAGGCAACACAATGAACCGTCCTGTGTTTTACGTGGATCAGAAAGAGGACTTGGAGAAGGGCACGTTCTGGTGGACGGTGGCCACTTCGAACGGTCAGGTGATTCTCACTTCTGAGCCGTACAGCAGGAGGCGCGACGCCAGGAAAGCGGCCCGCCGATTCATCACCCACACCATCGGCATGGTGGTGTTCCGCTACCACGACCGCAACGGTGAACGGGTCCAGTCAGTACTCATCAACTGGCATAGCTTCGCTGTCGCCGCTGGAGGCGGTGGCGGTGGCGGTGGTGTTTCCGTCGGTGGTGGAGGGAACGGCGAAGCCTTCGGCACGGGAGCGCGATTCCAGTGAACCTCACACCCGAACAACTCGAAGCGATCGCCTACATCGTCCTCGCATTCACCGGACCCCCGTCGCTGGCGTACTTCCTCGTGAAGGGGCTGTTCAGGTGATGTACACGGTTTCTGGGACGTGGCCCCATTACATCGTCACCGGTGGAACCGAACCACCGAAATGCTTCAACTCCACCGTCACCGCCGTCAAATACCTGGAACAGATTCTCCAGCAAGGAGACACCATCAACTGGCAGGTCCCATGAACGTCCTGTCCCTGTTCTCAGGCATCGGCGGACTCGAACTGGGTTTGGAACGCGCCGGCATGACTGTCGTAGGACAGGTCGAAATCAACCCCTACTGCCGACAGATCCTCGCCAAACACTGGCCCGATGTCCCCCGACATGACGATGTACGCACCACCGTTGAGTGGTGGGAAAGCGAAGAAAGGCCCCGAGTTGACCTCATCTGTGGAGGATTTCCCTGCCAGGACATCTCTAACGCTGGTGCCCGAAAAGGAATTACCGGACCCAAGTCCTCCCTCTGGGGAGGAATGCTGCACACCGTACGCAACATACGACCCAGATACGTCCTCATTGAGAACGTCGCAGCTCTCCTTGTTCGAGGTAGTTGACACCGTCCTCGCCGACCTTCACGAGAGCGGGTTCAATGCGGAATGGTCAGTGCTATCCGCGTGTGCCATGGGTGCCCCACACACACGTGAGCGGCTGTTCATTCTGGCATACCCCAACAACCAACGACTTCAAGCCAGCGGCAAAAGTCGAGTTCGAGATGACTTCGAAATGGCTTTCAGGGGAGTCGGTACCGAACACGTACATGCGGTTGCGCAGCCTGATAGCAGCCAGAGAGGGGCGCATTGGGCGAGCGAACCCGGTGTGGATCGAATGGCTGATGGGATTTCCGCCGAACTGGACCGACGTCGACTCTTCGCCCTCGGAAACGCTGTCGTCCCGCAAATATCCGAACACATCGGCCGAATGATTCTGGAGGCCACTGCATGATCACCGTTGCTTGCGCCGAATGCTCCCGCACCCAAGGCCGGCCCGTCACCGCCGAATTCACCACCACCGACGACGCCCAACACTTCATCCGCCGACACCACGCCCTCGCCGACCACCGAGCACACATCGAGGAACACCATGACGTGCCTGTTGTGTGATCATCCCCGCTCCACCCACACACCCCAATGCCGTGTCCGGCTGGGTGTGGATGCGGATGACATGACCCGGTACACGCAATGCCTATGCCCAGGATTCGAAGGCACAGAAGAAGAGGAAGACACGTGGCTGGACTGAAGTGGATTCGACTCGAAACTACAATGTTTGAGAACCCGAAACTGTTGTACCTCAAGGAGGACAAGCAGTACAAGGCGATCGTCGTCCACCTGGAGGCAATGACTTACTCGGGCAGGCATGGCTTGGCCGGCTTCATTCCTAAGGCCGCTCTGCGGATCTTCGGCGCTACGGCAACCGACGCGAACCGTCTGGTCTCGTCGCAACTGTGGGAACCAGCTCCCGGTGGATGGCAGATCAACGGATGGGATGAGTACCAGCTCGCCGGGATCGATGAACAGAAGCGTCGAGAGCGAGCTCAAAAGGGCGCGGCTGCTAGGTGGGCCAAGCAGGGGAAGGTGGTCAACCTTCATGGGATATAAGGCAACGAGGCCACACGTGTACGTCGTCCAGTGGCCGAAGATAGGCGTAATCAAGGCCGGATTCAGCTGTAATCAGCGCTGGAGATCGTTCGTTTTGCGGGGCGCAGAGGTCGTTGATCTGATCGCCTTCGACACCTCATCCGATGCGTTTGAGTTCGAATCTGTAGTGCTGGACGCCCTCCGAAAAGCATGCCTTCCGGCGTTCCCAGACTGGAAGTCGGCCGAACCATATCTCGGCAAAGCCGGTGGTGGGTGGGCTGAATGCTTCCTGCTGCCTCCCGGCAAGAAGGCGATTGACCTTCTACTTGAAACGGATTGGCAGGCGGTTTAAATCATGCTTGCAAGCATCAGCCAAGCATTGCTTGGAAGCAATGCCACCAAAGCAATGCACGTACGTAACGTACGTACTCACAAAGAACTACTCACCTTTGGTCTCTCGTCTTACGTTGGGTATCGCGCGCAGGGGGGTAGAACGAATTTCCCTCAAATGGAGAAAATTTTGGCCTTCGCTCCGCTCGGCCGTAGCCAGGAGCCGGTCCGGTGAAGGACTGGCGTGGCACGACGATCCATCAGGAGGCGTTGAAGGTTGGGTGTCGTGATTGTCGGGCTGGGGTGGGTGAGCCGTGTGTGGTTCGGGATGGGAAGGGGCGGGTGTTGAAGGTGTTGGAGGCGTTTCCGGCTCATTCGCACAGGATCGCTGACGCCCGTTCTGCCGGTTCCCAAGGCACTGACACCGACCTTGCCCCGAAAGTCGCTCCACGTGGCGCACAGCCCCCGCAATCAACAACAGGAGACGAACAGTGACCATGTTTGTGTCGTCTGCGGACGATCCTCGTGTCCAACAGGCCCAATCCGCGCGGTCGTGTGACATCTGCAAAGCCCCCAAAGGCACCCCTTGTAGCAACACGATTCGGCCGGGGAAGCCGCTGCCCGGTCGGGTCATCCACTTCGGGCGGCTCACAGACAGAAACCGAGAACCGAAAGGCGACGAATGAACAACCCCGAGTTGCGTGCAGTACTCACAGAAGCCCTCAGCGAAGCCCTGAAGCGGCTGTGGACCGACCCCGAGGATGCTGTCGACCAGGCGGACTGGGATGCGCTCCCCGGAAAGCTCGCTGATGTTGTTGCTTATCAGGGGTTGATTCGATGATCGTCGCCGTTTCTCCAGGTAGGCAGCCGATCTGACAGCGCACACATGTTTCCGATTACCGACACTCGTAGGGAGATGACGACTATGCCGACCACAGAGCATGGATCAGACGTCCAGCACTTGAGCCCTGAACACCGCGATCGTGCTTGGCGCGATAGGTTCAACGCCCGGTGGCACTATGACTACGGCGGGTGGATTCGTACCAGGCCGCAGGATGAGGCGTCGACCTTCGCTTTGATCCCAACCAAACACTACGGACCGTTCACTGAGGATCACTCGTGTCCTGCCTGCCTGGTGGTACACCCACCTGAGGATTGCCCCGTCCTAAGTGGAAACACCGACATGTTGGTTGTTTTCGATTACGACACCTCGCCCAACAAGGCACAAGCGGATACAGCTGACGATGACCCCAGATAACATCGCGTCTCTTCCGGGTGTGGCGGTAATCCAACTACCCGAACCGTCGTACGTCGATGAGCCCGAAGCTGGGATGAAGGGTGTGGGGTTCAACGGCGGACCTCGGGACGCTCACCTGTCCGAGCGTGGTGTGTACGCGTACGACGGCATGGTTTACGACCAGTGGGACGGCGTGACTCCAGCTGATGCGTTGAAGGTTGCGGGTTGGTGGGCTGCTGCTGCGGTTGTGGCTACAGGGGAGGAAGCATGAGTCGAGTGTTGAGTCGCCACGTCAAGGCGTTGCGTACCGCCGTCAAGTTCTACCGCATGAGTCTCGTTGCTCAACGTCGGCGGGAGGAATGGCGCGCCAAACACGGTGAGGCCAGTTGGATCACAACCACAGGGGAGGAAGCATGAGCGACCCGGTAACTCGCGCCGAAGCAATCGCCGCTTACGCCGCCACACCTTGCGCCACATGCCAACACCCGTCATCGCATCACTCGGACATCGGAACGTGTGAAGCGTGTAGTTGCGAATCATTCGAGGAGGAACCATGAGCGGCGACGCGCAGAAGATCATGATCGCGGTTCAGCGCCGACACCGGCGGACGTTAAACCTGGAAACCGGACGCTCCCACTGCCAGGGTACGCGGGTGGGTGAATGCGATTTCCGCGACGGTTCGCTCGACGATTTCGAGGCCCACGTCGCCGCCGAGATCGACAGAGCCCTCGGAGGACTCAGGCGGGAGACCCGCGTAATCGAGAGCGTCTTCGAGCTGGGCGTGCCAGAGCCTGCAACCCGATTCGTTACCCACTGGATGGAGATACCTGATGAGGGATCACCTGGCGACAACACTGCGCGATCCGATGCCTGATCACTACGACCAGAATGCCGGGGAGGAAGCATGAGCGACCCGGTCAAGGCACCCAGCAACGACGAGATCGACGCCGAGTTGGAGCTGGCAATCATGGGCTACGACCGGAGAGACACGTACCCGGAATGGAGCAATGCGGCGATGCGTGAGGCGTATCGAGCGGGATTCGAGGATGGGGTGCGCGCAGCCCAGGAAGTCAAGGAGGAAGCGTGAGCAGCGAAGCTCAGAACGTGATCGCTGGGGTTGTGCAGAAACACCAATGGCACGGGGGCATCCTCGGATGCGGAAGGGGCTGCGACTGGCGCCCCTCGTTTGATCGAACCTGGGCATGCGGCGAGGAAGACCGACTCAGCCGCGAGCACGCAGCGCATGTGGCCGAGGAAATCGACAAAGCCCTCGGAGGACTCACCGCTGAGAGCCGGCCACGCGGGTTATGGCGATGCCCCGATCCAGCTCCGAAGTACATCGAATCCCGCTGGGTGTCGGGATGGAGCGAGGCATGAGCGACGCGGACACCGCACGCCGCAACGGCTGGACAGTCGGAACCCGACTCGCCAGCGACGAAGGCCGCGGCGAAACGATCATCGAGATCACCGCGATCGGTGAGGAACACGTGCTGGCGAAAACCATCTCCCATGCGGGCCGACCGGCGCCGTACGGGGAGTCACTGTGGACTTTCGTGTGCCGGGATTGGCGGGAGGTTCCGCGGTGATTCAGGTTCATTGCAGGGAGTGCAACCGGGTGTGGGACCAGAGCTGCCTCGATTGCGCTGAATGGAAAGCGGATCGTCACTCGATCAACACGGGGCATACGGATATTCACATCATCCCGGACACCACACCGGCACCCGCACGGGCGGGTCAGGGGTGGGCGGAATGGCTCACGAAAGGAAAACCATGACCAACGAGTTACGTGACGTACTCACAGAAGCCCTCGTTGCACACGGGGCGCTGTCCCTCGACGCGTCCCCTGAGGGTGACGTAATCGAATGTGCCTGCGGATGGCACTACACCCGTGAGGACCACGCTAAGCATCAAGCCAGCGTCATCACGTCTCTTCCGGGTGTGGCGGTAATCCAACTACCCGACGAAATGACGGATCGCACCAACGTGGCAGAGAAGATCCGATGTCAACCGATGTGGGAGCACCAAGGCTCGTGGGCGACGGTCGAAGGTGACGAGGTCGAGTTTGAAGCCGATAACCAAATGGTGTGCGGCATCATCCCGGTCAACTCCGTCCCGGGGTTGGTTTCAGTTCTCGCCGCTGCTGCGGTTGTAGCCGAGGGGGAAGACAAGTGAGTGATGTTGACCGACTGAAGACACTCGGCCCTGAGCACCGAGACCGCACCTGGCGATGGATGCTCGGCGATGAGGAAACGAAGGTGTTGTACCGGTACAGAACTCGCTGGCAGCTGTCGATCGACAATGGCGAGGCGTGGGATGACTGTGTGGACTCGCGCGACCTCCCGGTGTCGCCCGACTGGATTGTCGCGCCGTGGGACGGGCATTTCATCGAGTACGCGCCGTCCACTCCGGCTACTGAGCAGCAAGACCGCGACCTACTCGACCTCGACGCCATCACCGAGGACATCGGAATGGCCGAACGATCCGCCGAAATGGCGCGACATGTCGCACTCGACCACGCACCGCAACTCATCGCTGAGATCCGAAAGTTGCACACCTGGGACGGCCTCATGGAACTGCTCGATGAGCACTGGCCTGCCGACATCTTCCCGACGCTCCCCGACGACGACAAGCGCGATCCGGGCCCGCGCATCATCTCCCTGCTGCGGTGGGTGTCTCGTCTCCGGGCGCAGGAAACACGAATCCGGGCGCTCGCGAATCAGCATGTTGGCGCACCGTGCGACTGCAACGCCATCGCGCACCAGATCCTCGCTGCACTGGATACCGAGGGGGAAGCGTGAGCCGGCCGGAACGTGAAAAGGTGATCGCGCAACTTCGCGAAGCCCTCGCCGCAGAGCTGCGCCGGCAAGCCGACGAGCCAGGAGGCGGATACGTCGACGACAGCTACAACGACGAACACTCGCTCGTTGTGGACACGGGTGTGGACCTGACCCGCCTTGCGGAGGCGGCGTTCGACACGCTCGTTGAGGCATGGTTTCCGCCGTTTTGAGCGGACGCAAGATCGTCACCCCCGTCGATCACATTGACCGGGCCAAAGAGGAAGCCGCCGCGGGGGATTACCAAGCAGCGCAGGTCCACGCCCTTATCGCCATCGCACAACTACTCAACACAAAGGACCAACAATGAGCCTCGAAGGAGTCGAGAACACCCGCATGATCCGAACAGAACATGGATGGACCCCTGAACCGGAACTCGATCCGGATTGGCCTGATCTGGTGAAGCTGCGATGGAATGCCGCCCTTGTCCGGGATGAGACAGGACTTTCCGTGACGGTTCATGAAGCGAACTACTCGATCGGTGGAGTTCAGCAGACGGGCTGGTACTCGGTTCATCTGCGCTATGGCATGACCTTCGTCAGTCTCTGTCGCGCACTCCTACGACTCGGCATGGACATATCTGAACGGAATCAGGGCAGGCGCGCAGGCGGTGCAGAACCAATGACCCTGTCTGTGATTCTTGCTTCCCAGGCTCGATTCATCCACGAGAGCCCTGTTTGTCCGGCGTGTTTCCAGCCCCGCATCGAGCATTCCACCGACTGCAAAGGACACCACAAATGAGCCTCCGCTACCGGTATGCATCAACACTCGGTGACCGATACGCCCTGCCGATGTACTTCGACACCGTAGAGGACGTCAAGATTCACAAAGCGCTGAGCGACAAGCATCTCACCGGACTGCCGGGCCATGACTCGATGCGCATCGAGGAGTTCGTTGACGGCGAGTGGGTTCCGGTCGATGTCGGGTCGGTTGTGCAGTCTGAACCCAACGAGGCTAGGAGGCCTGAGAAGTGACCCAGCCGATCGACACCGATACCCATGCGGAAACACCCACCAAACCAAAACACATGAACCCCAACAAACGCTGAACACCAAGGTAAAATCCCAATCTTGGAGGTGCCCATGAGCGACAAACCTCATATTCTTTACCGCTTCTACAACGCGGAAGACGAGCTTCTCTACATCGGAATCACAAACAACCCGAGAAGCCGATTCAACCAACACCACGCCGACAAAGCATGGTTCAAATCAGTCGTCCGCTCCACGATGCAACACTTCGCCACCCGCGCTGAGCTCGAAACCGCAGAGGTAGCAGCGATTCAATCGGAGCTGCCTCGATACAACGCCGCGCACGTAGTCCACAACAAGGGAGAGCTTCGACCCAAGTCAATATCCCGACGACCAATCAGTCCCGACGCCAATAAATTCCAGGCCCCGGACGCCATCACAAGCGACGCTCCGACTGTTGAAGACCGCGAAAAACGCATGGACGAGATCGAAGAACAGATCTCCCGAATCCCTAGGCTCATCCCCGGCGAACGATGCCCCTCCTGCGAAATGATCATGCTCGCACTCGAATACGACGGATTGGTGAAATGCCTCAACTGCTTGAACATGTGGACACCCGACGAACTTCAGGAAACCCTATGACCCAACCAGCAGAGGATGGCAACCTCCCCGCCGCCAAAACCAGACTCGGAAACGCCATCTCCGCGCTCATCGACCCAAAACCCGAATACACCGAAAGCACCACCAGATGGCGCGACTCTCTCTACGACCAACTCACCGAAGAAATCCCCGGCTCCCAAGGCAACGCCTCCCGCATTCCGCAATCCTCACCACCCCTCTGCATCGACGCCGTCGAACTCAAAACCGAAATCGACGCCACCGTCGCAGCATGGGAACCCTCAAGCTACTGGGTGTTCGGACCCCCATATCCAGTTCCACAACGCGACCTCACCCGCGAACACACACCACTAACGGTGCTACGCCTCCAACTACTGGAACGACGCCCCTGGCGGCCCCAAGACACCCACGGCATCGAACAAATCTCCGGAAGGATCGAAGCCTGGTGCGAATCCATCAAAACGATGCTCAACCCGCCACCGAAATGGTCACTCCCAAACCCGTGCCCCGCCTGCGGCACCGCCATCGTGTACCGGAAGAACTCAGCCGGCGAAACCGTCCGACAACCCGCACTCCAAATCGGCCCATCAGGATGCGTCTGCCAAAACTGCCACCACGAATGGGGACCGCAACTATTCCAGCACCTCGCCAACGTTCTGGGCTACGAACTACCCGCAGGAGTCCTCGAATGAGAGACACACCCAACCCCCCACATCCCCTAGCTTGCTTGCGACATGCAGATTCATATGCCATTATGGGTTCGGCAAGTGAAGTGTGCCCAAAGCCCGAAGACCTCCACAGGTTCGGGCTTTTATTCATTCCGGGGAGGCCACCCATGAGCACCTTCCCCGCGCCGCGCACACTGACCGAACGCATACAGGGCGCGCATTTCAATCTGAAACTTGCACGGCAGGCAGGCAACCCGGACATCATCGCCGCCGCTGAACGCATACTCGACCAGCTGATTGACCGGTTGCCCCGCCCCAGCCAGGAGTAGTTGACGTGCCAACCAAACATTTGCGGGTGTGTCCCGACCCTTGCAGCAAGGTTCGTTTCTCGGCGTGCAGCAAGGCTTGCCGACTCCCGAACGATATCGACCCCGAGTCGTGGCGCATCAACTTGCAGGACGGCGCCGGCACAATCGGTGGCGAAGGGTGGGCTGACAGAATCAGCGACGGCCTCGCAGTCGAATACCCCAAATGAGCAGCCTCACAGACCTCACGGACTTCCTTAACCGCACGCTGAACAACCTGGTTCACCCCGGCGACGAAAACACCAAACCCTTCCCGATCCTCCTGCCGGGACTACGAACTGTCAGTGTCCCCCCGGAACTCGCCGGCCAGTTCGCTGAAGAAGCAGGTCTGCCGCACCTCGACACCCCGAAACTGGTCGCGGAAGCACTCGCCGCGGCGATCACACAAAACTATGTGATCCTCACACGCGAAGAGCACGAACAACTACGCCAGAAAGCGGCCGACGCACCAACCGGGCACCGCGTCATCAACATCCGCACCACACCCACGGGCCAGCCTGTCCTGTCGATCACCATCGACAAGGCAAGCAACGATGTTGTTGTCCCCGCGAAAGCGTTGCAGAAAGCAGCTGAACAGTGATCCACATTGAAGTTGACGGGAAAGTGCTCATGCACGCCGATCCCGGCCAGTGGACCACCACGCCACCCGATGTTCAAGCGGTCCAGAAGGCTGGACCCAACGAGCCTTGGATGTTGCCGATCATGGCCGCGCTCGCGAAGACGGCCACCCTCGCGATGGCCGGGGCGAAACATGAGGACACCACAATCCGCGTGACCACACGCAAGAACGGCTGGATGCTGGACTGCACCAATGGATGACGCCGCCCGCGCCCGCCTCGAACTACGCCGATCCAACGCTGCCCAGCCGCACCGAAACCGGCACCGCGAACGCAAAACCGGACGAACCACAGACCGCAACATCTGCTACTGCGGCGACGCGGACTGTCCGGACTGCGGCGAATGGTACGAGTGACGAACTGAGCCCAAGAATGCGACGCCGACGAATGAACCCAGACCTGTCAATCCTCATCTGCTCCGTCGCAGAACGACACGACAACTTCGCCATCAAAATCCAGCGGCAAATCTACGACCAGATCACCAAACTGGACGACCCCAGCCGCGTCGAAGTTCTCGTCCTCACCGACACCCGCTCCATGAGCATCGGCACGAAACGTAACCACCTGGTGCGCATGGCATCCGGGCGTTACACCATCTTCGTCGACGACGACGACGAGGTTGCCGACAACTACGTGTCCGCGCTCCTCGACGCCACCAACAGCGGCGCAGACGTATTGACGTTCCCCCTGGAATACCGACTCAACGGTGTGAAGCAGTGGACGGTGAAACAGTCAATCCACTACACCGACGATCACCGCCGAAAACTCAACAGCCCCCGCCACACCAGCGCCGTCCGTCGAGACATCGCCCTCGCCCTGCCGTTCGTGGAATCCTCCTACGGAGAAGACGCAGACTGGGCTCAACGACTCCTCACAGCCGCCGAAACAGACCACGTCATCAACGACACCCTCTACTTCTACTGCGACGTCCCCGCCACATCAGTGGCCCGCCAATACGCCGCAGAACACAGCCCCAACGCCTACCGGCAATGGCTCGAATCCCAACCCAAGCAGGACTACAACCTGGGTCGCCGCCTCGGGCGAGACATGACCTCCACCCTGCAGCACGCCCTCAGCCTGAACCCCACCGGCACCGCCCTAGAATTCGGCGTAGGAACAGGCAAAACACTCCGAATGATCGCCGAACACATGCCGGTCATCGGGTTCGACTCGTTCCAGGGTCTACCGGAAAAGTGGCGCGACGGATTCGACAAGGGCATGTTCGCTTGCGAACCTCCAGACGTGCCGAACGCCACACTCATCCCCGGATGGTTCGACGAAACCCTTCCCGGGTTCGAGTTCCCCGAACTCATCGGCCTCGTGCACATCGACTGTGATCTGTACTCCAGCACCAAAACCGTGCTGAACCACCTGCAGCCGCACCTACGTCCCGGCTGCATTCTCGTGTTCGACGAATGGCACGGCTTCCCCGGCGCCGCCGAGAACGCCCACGAGCAGAAAGCTTTCCGAGAGTTTGTGCCCCAAACCGGATGGACCTGGACAGTGTTGGGACACGGACCTGAGCAATGGAGTATCCGACTGACATGACCACAGTCGCCTTCATCATCCCGTTCCGTGACCGCGGTAAGGATCCACGCCGGCCGGCGAACCTGAAACGCGTCACCGAACACTGGAACACCTGCGGACAACAAGTCCTCGTGGTCGACGACGGACGAACCGGAGACGCCCAGTTCAACCGCAGCGCCGCCTACAACCGCGCCGCCACCCAAACCACCGCTGATGTTCTGGTGTTCACCGAAAGCGACCTGATCGTCCCATTCGCACAGATTGAACAGGGCATCAAACTCGCTGTCTCCGCCCCGGGTTTGGTGGTGCCGTTCTCCCGGTTCATGGCCATCACCGAACAAGACTCGATCGCCGTCCGAGAACACCGACTCGAACCCGCAGCCGCCCAGGCCAACCAGATCCGCAAGGACCGCCAATCCATCGGCGCAGTCAACATCGTGTCCCGCGAAAGCCTGAACCTCATCGGCCAATACGATGAAGCCTTTGAAGGTGCCTGGTACGACGACGACGCCATGGAGCTAGCGTTCCGCGTCTGCTGCGGACCAACCCGCTTCGTTGACGGCCCCGGCTTCCACCTGTATCACCTGTCCGGCGGTGGAGGTGCGCACCTCACCACCGCAGACAAAGCCGCAACCGAACGCAACAAGCAACGCTTCAACCAGTACCGGCAAGCAACAACCCCCGAACAGATTCGGGAACTCACCACCGGCCCATGACCTACACCATCGGCATCGTCGCCCACACCAAACGCGCCGAACAAGCCCACCAGTTGATGGAAACCGTAGGCGCCGCATACATGAACATCGACAACGGCGCACTCGGATGCGAAAACAACCACCGCAAAGTGTGGCAACACCTCACCCGCCACAACACAGACTGGCTCGTGGTGCTCGAAGACGATGCAATACCGTGCAACAACTTCCGCGACCAACTCCACGCCGCACTAACAGCGGCACCCAGCCCAGTAGTCAGCCTCTACCTCGGACGCGAACGGCCACGCGAATACCAACAACGCATCGCCAAAGCCGCCGACACCACAGCCCACTGGCTCACCTGCCGGCGCCTACTCCACGCAGTCGGCACAGCCATCCACACCGACCTCGTACCCCACATGCTCAACAACCTGCCCAACGGCAAACCCATAGACGAAGCAATCACCACATGGGCACGCCACCAAGGCCACACCATCGCCTACACATGGCCCAGCCTCGTAAACCACGCAGACACACCACCAGTCATCGCAACCCGCCACGACAACCAGCCACGACCACCAGGACGCGTCGCATGGCAACACGGCGGACGAGACACCTGGACCACTGACACCCAACCAATCTGATGCCACGAGCACCCAAAGTCTGCCGACACGCAGGCTGCACCACACTCACCACAACCGGCACATGCCCCCAACACACCACACACCGTTGGGGCAACCACCAAGGACGCAAAGTCCCCCACCGCCTGCAACAAGCCACATTCCGCCGCGACAACTGGACCTGCCAACAATGCGGCCGCCAAGCACAACCCGGCACCGGCGAACTCCACGCCGACCACATACAACCCCGATCACGCGGCGGCACAGACACACTTGACAACCTGCGCACCCTATGCAAAGCGTGCCACGCGCCCAAGACCCGAGCCGAGGCCCGCGGATCGAACACCTGATCGAACGCGGCCCGAAAGTTAGCTGGCGGCCCAAAATGTGCCCTGACCTGCACAAACGCCGACACACCCGCAAGCCTCTGACCTGCGGAAACACCCCCCCAGCTAACCCCCCCCCCGGGGGGGTCTGCGCGGCCCCGGATGGCGC